ACGTGTTCCCTGATGCACAGGATTACCTATTTCTTCCCTGCTTGTACCTGCCGATGCAATCACAAACCTGTCCGCAAGCCCTTCTTTTTTGATCATGTCCTTCAGCAAAAATTCTGCCATTGGCGAACGACAGATATTACCGTGGCATACAAATAATATTCGGTGCATAATAATTCCCCCTCTAAAAATGCCAAGTTATGCCCTGTTTTGCAAGGCTTTGCAAAGCTTTTAGGCATTCATGTTATTTTCTTGTTTCTATACTTAAAATACATATCGTTGCAAAACGTGGCAAATCTTGTCCCCAAAACGTAGTCAATCAGTAGTCAGTTAGGGGGTGCATTACTACTCCCATTTTCTCTAAGGGGGTTCATCGTTATAAGGTATACCCCTTTAAGGGGGTGCATAATTTAACGATTTATCCAACTTTAGTAAAAATTATAACACATAAATATCCGTCTTTCCAATAAAAAAGACCATCTCAGTATATTCTGAAATGGTCTTTTCCCTATATCACTCTAAACATATTCCGCTTTATCGGTTTTTCTTCCCCGAGCATTTCCTTTCTTGCTTTTTCCAGTTTTTCCATTCTCTTCATTTCTTCAGCTGCATCCTCAAGTCCTAAATGGGTATAGGTATTAAGCGTTACACCAATGTCCGAATGCCCCATCAAATACTGCAGAGTTTTTGGATTCATACCCGACTTTGCTTGGTTACTGCAATAGGTATGCCTGCAAATGTGTGGAGTGATGTTAGGCATCTGTAATTTAAAGATGCTGTTGTATCGTCCTACCATGTGATTGAAACGATGTACCCAATGCATGGCTACTAGCGGTTCTCCGTCATCATCAATACATATAAAGCCTACCTGGCCGTCAATCATCTTCTCTACCGCAACTTTTGGTCTAGCGGCTATAATTTTACGAAAACATTCTGCAACATCTTATTTTATTGGAAGCTTTCTCGTTCCAGCATTGGTTTTTGTGGTCTGAATATATTTGACTGAATTGGAATCTCGAAGCAATTGACGGTCTATATTAACGACATTATTTTTCAAATCTATATCAGCTATGGTTAGCCCGCAAAACTCTGAAATCCGCATTCCCGTATGAAATAAAATGTATACGCTATCATAATACTTCCAGTACACATTATCCTCCCGAATGAATTTCAGAAATTTATTCATGTCATCTTTAGAAACCGCTTCTCTTGTTACACTATCATTAATAAGCACCGTTGCCAGTTGGAAGTTAAATGGGTTCTTCATCAGGATATCATCATCTACCGCCATCTGAAATGCCGGTCTTAAAATTCCGCGAATAGAATGGATGGCAGAGTAACTTTTTCCGTCTTTCTGCTGCAGTTTGATTAAGAACAGCTTTGCATCGGAAGTTTTAATGCTAGAAATTTTTCTGCCACCAAATGCTTCTTTCTCCAAAAAATTTTGCACAGTACGATACCCTGCCTTTGTTGTAGGTTTTACTCCGATTTTCGTAAAAAGGTATCTATTTACTAGCATCCTAACCGTCATGTTTTTCCTGTGGGATCTAATCTGTTTTCCAGATCATATCCTACTTGTCTTTCCAATTCCCTTAAGGATAAACATGGTTTTTTCCCTATTGGCAGCAAGTCTGTCGGTTCCAGTCGCCAACTATATACAAATTTAGGCTTACCGCCAACCTGATACTTGAACTGATATTTACCATCTGCCCTTATGGATTCGCCCCTGCGAAGAACACGATGCTTTTTATCTCTTCTTTGCCCTGCCACGTTGTTCACTCCTTATTTCCGGATGCTTTATCAAATACTTTTCAAGTTCCGTTCTAATTATCAGCCTTCGCGTACCGTAGTATGCTACAAACTCCAATTTTTCTCTTCTAACCAAAGCAAAAAATCTTCTTTGGCTTAACCCGAAATGCGCAGCCGCTTCTTTAGGATTAAGCACATCTTTTCTTGCTAAATTTGGCCCTGCCACTATATCACCCCCTTATTCTTTAGTGGCTGTTCCTATTTCGTTGCAGCCAATCATCTTCACCGTTCAATCTCATTTGTACCCGGTACTCATTCCGCCTTTCAGCATCTACCATCTGGTCATCTGCTTCATGCAAATAAGCTGTCCACTCATCGCCTATTTCTCCTGGAGTTAAGGTGATTTTCTTTCCCTCTGCCGTCCAATAGCTATAATTTGTACGCTTTGATTTACTAGTTTTAGTTAACCTTATTGCATTTTCGAACTTCCACATAAAGTTCCCGCCCTTTCCGCCTAGTGGTGGCGGTAGGACGCAAAAAGGAGCCAGTGGATTTCGATGTCCACTGACCCCTTGCACCCCAAAAATGGCATGACAAGTTAGCAGCGGATGCATCGGAAGTCAGAACAGCTGTCGCTGTTTCTTTTTCCTTATGCATCCCACCGCCGTTAGGTCGACCACTTCAGGCTATGAGATATTTTTATAACCTTTTGTTGCTTTACCCCAATGGGGTAAGTTGAAAAGGTTGATTATTCAAATCATTCTCTTTTCATCTCAATTTCCGACTTGCTATTTCTTTCTCGGTTTAGTCTGTACTAAAGCACTGCCTGCTACTGACTTCGCAGTTTTTCAATAACGACCATCACGAAGAACTTTGCTTGCTTTTGAAGCAACATTCTTTGATGTCTGCTTGCTGTTTTTCGTCATCTGTATCACCTGCCTCTCTTTCGTATTTTGTTTGAAGAATACTTTCATTAATTCAAATAAATCTTCACAATCGCATTCAAGAATTCGCAAGTGTAGATTTTTTCATAAATTTGTGATATGATACACTCGAGTGTATATTTAAGTAACAAACACAAAAGTGCTTTATTCATATCTTCACTCTTAAACCTATAGTGACTAACGTTACTGTCAACTAGCAGAAAGGCTTGTTTTATCTTTCTTAGCTTTCTAAGGTTACTAATTTAAGGAGGTTGTAAAGATGACCCCAAATAATGTGCCTTACCTCTGCGGCGGTATCCTATTTTCAATAATTCTTCAGGCGAGAAAACAACGAACTCAGGCAAGAGATAAATACAACGGCGGATCAGACGGATTAAAAGATACTGATGTAATGTCTGGACTTGTACATGTTGTAACGGGAAGTGATATCGAAAGCTTTCAAGGTAGTACTTTTAGCAAATGTACCACTCAATTCAAAACATGCCTAGAATATGGAGCAACATATATACCTTTTTCACCAAAGGTCTAGAACCTGGTAGGTATGGCTTTCTTATAGATGTAAAAGATTAAACGGAGGAAGAATATATGCGAATCAGTTACAACAAGTTGTGGAAATTACTGATTGATAAAGGAATGAATCGAAATGATTTAAAAGATGCAGCTGGGGTTAGTGCTGCCTCTATTGCCAAACTTGGCAAAGGTGCAAATATTACCACCGATGTTCTTCTTAAAATCTGTGAAGCAATGGATTGTAAGTTAGAAGATATCATGGAAACAATAAAGGATTGAGGAGGATATTTACATGGATAATTTATGGTTATTAACTGAAGAAAGGCCAAAGCCTTCTGTTATTTTACAAATCATTGAGATGTATTGTTCAGATTTCAATGATAGAATCGTCGCTAAGGGTGATATAAAGATTAAACCTATTATTGAGTCTGGTAAATTTAAGTTCACATATGTAGTAGAAAATCTCAAGGTAGGAAACGCAGAAAGTATTTTTATCAAGACTGTCAGTGGAAGTTCGAGTTTTCTTGATTTTCTATTGTTCAAGCAAAAGACTGCACCAGTAGAAGGAAGTACAACCGACAATCTTATCATGGCTATCGAAGAAACTAAAACAAGCGACGATGAGTCTCGTAATACAGGTGTGTATCAAAGGGGATCCAAATTTGTTTATATTACGCCTTATTACAACAATGTTAAACTTTATATGCTCTATAACGAGGAGCTGGAAGCCCGTGAAGACAAGAAACCATCTGACACCAGCGTTTTCGGGACGAATATACTGCTTACGCTTGGAGTTACTATTGTTGGTAAAAACACATCCAAGTGGTTTAAACCATTTACTTCTTTAGATGAACTAATAAGATTTAAGGCTGGAATGCGTCAACCACCCGCAGGAAATGTTCCTATAGCTATTACTAAATATCCCGATCGCATCGAAATTTCAGGGAGACTTTCCAAGCCAGCAGATGCCGGAAACATAGGGCATGACCCTAACATTGGCGCACTTTCAATGATTTCCAAATGCATTCGCACTCTTGGTTGGGACAAAGATATTGTTATAACTTTACACGGAGTGGAGCAAAGTTATGTTAATAAAACTCGTGGGAAAAATAAGTTCCTATATATTTGTCATATTTTAGGTCTAAAATTGCAAGGAATCACAATGCCAACACGAGTTGAATTACCAGAACTATATTGGCATTACGAAATGAGTTCTGAGAAAATGACTTCTATACTTCTTCATGTTCTTGGAATGTATCACGGACTCTATGGTGTTTACGAAAACCACGCTGGTTGTGAAAGAGGTTATTTCCGTACCAAGAGCGGACAATTAGTTACTTTGCCGAAGAAAGACAGCCACGGAATAAATCTTTATCTGCCCGATGTGGTTTTATATGATGCAGCAACAAACTATGTGGTACTGGTTGAAGGAAAGAAATTATCTACTCTTAGCAATGGTTTGAAAGAGATTCAGTATTATGATAGCATCGAAAACGAGTACATAAAGCCAAATTATCCAAATGCTCAAATCCTTAAATGCGTAAGTATATTTGGTGGTAATCAGAAAAATTATCTTCACAAAGATGTGCTTATTTATATGAACGAATCCGGTGAAATTTATATAAACCCAAACGCACCTACTTGCATAAAGAAAATATTTATAGCTGCCGGAGTTAAGCTATAAAACAGAAAAGAGAAGTGGCCTTTTTAATAGGTCACTTCTCTTTTCTAAATATCAATATGTATTGATGTATTTGATTTGCTACAAATGAAAACGGATATCCATATGGGTACATTTTGGCAGAAGTATCTGCCCAAATTTTCATTCCTTTGTAATATAATTTGTCAATTTTGTTCAGCTTTTGTATTACCTCTGCGTGTAGTAGATTTGTTTCCTTCTTTGAAGGTTGAATATCTTTAATAAAAACGACAACATAGGCTTCTTGTTTCATATACTGAAACGATAATTCAACCGATTTTTTCAGTGCCTCTAAGAACTCACTTCGTGGCATATTGCCTAAGTCTGTATCCTTTGTAGTAAACGGTGTGGCTACACTACCATACACTAGAATATCCGCTCCAGTTTTTTCTCGACTCATCATATTAGAGTAAGGTGGGTCAATGAGAAGCAGACTTATTTTTTTGTCCTCGATTAGAGATTTCATTACTTCGGCATCAGAAAGTAGGTGCAGTGCATCACCATTAGCTATTGGAAAATCTGATAATCCAAGTTCATTTGCCGCAGCTCTATATGCAACGATATATTCATCATTTAATTCGATACCTGCAGCCTCTCTGTTGCTTAACGCCGCACCTAATAAAGTGCCACCAACCCCAGCAAATGAATCAAAAACAAGTTCATTTTCTTTTGTAAAGAATTGAATAATATCACGCATCAATTGAGGTGGTTTTGGTGATGGATGAACTTTTCTTATCTCATGTGCATACCCCTCAGTTCCGCGAGTAGGATAATGCGTTGTAAAGACTGAATTAATAAATAATGTCCAATCTTTTCCTGTCATATCATTCAACTTATTATCGAGATGATATTTTCTGCCGTCCGGCAATATTACCCCTCTTTTTTTATTTCCATAAACTCTTGCAGCCTCTACTTCATTAAGAACCCATGATGGCAGTTTTAGGCATTCATAGTTAGGATAAACATCTAATAATCTTTCTGAACTTTCATATAAATCTATATTTCGAGTTTCATTTGTTGCCATTCAGATTCCCGCCTTTCAAAATTTGTCACAAGAACCTCAACCGTCTTTGTGTTCCTATCCTTGAAATTATAACTACAATTCGCATAACTTTTGTCAATATAATGAACGTTGTATTTCTTGCTCCACTCTATTAACAACTCATTCGTATTCCCATTGTGGCAGAACACATTTGATAATGCAAAATGAACACCTTGTTCGTTTAAGCCATCTAAAAGTTTCAGCAACTGTGTTTCTTCTACTTCTGTCCAATCTTTAAATCCTCTTTTTCCATCATTGTAGGGCCCTGTTGTAATTAAATATGGCGGGTCACAATAGACCAAATCTCCCGGATTTAATACCGTGAAATCAAATGCTGTAAAATCAACATTAGAAAAAACAATATTCTTTTCATGTAGTGCTTTAACAAAATGTATCAAGTTTCTTTCAATAGAGGCATTGTAAGAACTTCTCTCTTTGCCAAATGGTGTATTAAATTCATGCTTGCTATTAAATCTAATTTGGTGATTGAATGAAAAGCAAGTTAGAATAAACAAATCCAATATTTTTTTTGACTTGTTGTATTCTTTTCTTAATTCTAAATACCCATCTGCATTTGTGTCTGTTAATCCATACTCCGCTATACGTGCTTTTATATTTTTTAATAATTCCTCCAAATCAGAATCTCTGAAATAAGTGAACATATCAATTAAGTATGTGATTTGGTCATTCACATATATCGTATCGGCCTGTACATTGATTCCAACATTTAGTCCTCCGGCAAATAAGTCCACAAAATTGTGAATGCCTAATGGAAAAGTAGGAATTATGTGTTCAAGTATTTTGTATTTCCCACCAGTATAATTTAGTGGGCTCTTAATAAACTCCACCACATAAATTCTCCTTTTCTATATAAATTAGTAGTTCTGATAATTTCCCAGTCAAATTTGATTGTGAGCGACTCTTGAATCTCCTATATAGAATTCGATTTACTTCAAATGTCTCTGGCTTTCCGTATTTTTTCATCACGCCTTCGATATCACTCAAATCCATAAGTCCATCCGTACTGTAGCTCAAAATAATATGTTGATACTGTGCATTTTTAATCAATTCGTCAAAGGCAGCAACAACCTTTGTCTTAAGACAAAAATCAGATTTATTATCTTCATACTCTCTTTGAGCGGTCACACCTTTCACTTTTGGGAAATCATATTTGGCTGCTGTTTCCAACACATGGTAGTTCGGTAAATATTGTCTTCCGTTATACGGAGGGTCTATATACAGAACATCGCCAGAAATCCTCTTTAGGAGTTCAACGCCGTCTTCATTGTAGCAACTATTATTTTTCCCATTTGTTGTTACAGGTAAATCAAATAATTCAAACACTTTGAAAGAGCGTCTTTCCCATTCCTTATGGAAAGCACCATATGTTCCAGAAATGTTTGACACAAATGGGATTCCCTCTACTATACAAGCCACCAAATAATAGTATTCGTTATCCGAAATCAGTTCACTTGAATGCCAATCGTCAACAATATTTCTTGCATAATCAATTCGCAATGCATTTTCATCATTGATATACATTCTTCCACCTTTTGGTGCATATGTGTTTTGGAAAAATCTTCTTTCCTGTGGAAGTGTTTCCATTTTTTCCATTGAAAGTTCGTTTAAGTATTTTACAGGATTTTCTACACCTATCTTCTTCAATCCATCAAAAGTTGGTATGCTATCATTTTCTACTGTTGCACGTTGCAATACATAGGAAAAAAATAATAAGTCATTAGATGTCACTTCGTACCACTGCTTAAAGTGCCTCGCAACTGTTGCGGTTCCGGAAAAAATATCACAAAAAATTTTTGCGTCCGGTGCTTTTCTATCCACAAGTTCTTTAATGTTATCCAATAATAAGGTCTTACAACCAATAAATCGCATCTTTAATCTCCTCGCTTTTAATTGGCACTTTGGCCACTTTTGACCCATTCATCAAGTTCAGATAACTTGAATTTCCACAGCTTACCGATTTTGTGGGCAGGGATACCATTTCCTTTTCTTATCCAATTTCTAATGGTATCTTTATTAACTCCCAAATAATTAGCTGCCTCTTCTAAGTTTACCCATTTATCTTCAAATTCAGCCATGTTTTCACCCCATTTCACATATTTCAGGTTGCCTATTTAGTATAACACAAACAAGGGTGATTTTCAAGTTTTTTTCAGTGATTTGATATGAATTGATATGAATTGACAACATTAACACAATCCTATCTCCACAACCCTACCTGTTTTAATCCTGTCAACTCGACCCTACGGATTTACGGCAGTGGATATGTTCGGTTCTTGCCTTACAAAGAAAAATCCGAGAGCCGGAAGAATACCTCCAACTCTCGGAAATGCTTTATTTTCAAGCCTTTTTCGGTATTCAGTTCTGTACTTTCGACATCAATACTACGCACTCCACATGGCTTGAGAGGATAGAATGAATGTCATTTGATTATGTCCGTTCTCGGAAACATATCTACTGCGTTTTTTACACTATCGGTAGACGGAAACATATCCATAGGCTTCGCTGTTTTTTGAAAAACTGAGGTATGCTGTTAATTTTCAGTACCCAATACTGTAAATAACGTTACTCTCCTATTCACTAATGTAATTCAACAATCTTTCTAAAATGTCATGTGTAACTTTTAAGTTGTATTGTTCAATAAGGTGACTTTGCAAATCCATAACTAATAGCAAAGAATTTTTATAGGCTTCAAATAATTCTACCTTATCTAATCGAGCAGTGGTCTTTGCAAATTTTTTATAATTTTCAAGGCTAATTTCTTTTTCAAGGTTTTTACTCATGTTTAGCCAATTATCAGCATTTTTTTCTGCCATACGTATAAGTTGTAGTGTATTTTTTTGAAGTTGTGATAAGAGTTCTAATGAACGAGCATATTCTCCTCTTTTTAGAACGTTGATTCCCATCAACCATAGATTAGAGAAATTACACAACAAAAAATTAGCATTTTCTTCAGTAAGTCTATTTGGTCTTGCACCACTTATCTCTGATAAATAATTTTCTAATTGCCCTGTTTCATCGTAAATAAGCATAGCCTTCGTATCAGGAATATAACCTGAATCTTTAAACGAGGGGATTATGTTCATATCTTTTTCAGAAAGGAAATGAAATTCCCCACGTATAAGATTATCAAAAATAACTACCTCTGTTCCGTACTCATTTTTATAAAGCATCAAGTACGGAGCTACGTCAAACAACCAGTTGGATGAATCAAAGTTCGAGGTTATACTATCTTTCAAAAATATATAGAACTCTATATCAGAGTATTGGTCACCTTCTCCTTTGGTAAACGATCCATACATCATACAAGCTGTAATTCGTTCATCTGACTCAGTAAGATTCTTAACGTTTGCAATTAATTCTTTTTGTTTTAACATTTCTTCACCCTTTCATGTAAATATCTTTTAGTTATTGTGGCAACTCAAAATCTCTACAAACCTAAATTAATATTTTTCGTACAAATATTATTGCAAAAAGCATCATCATGCTCCACAAACAATAGTGTAGGACAATATTCCAAAATCATTTTTTCAATTTGGATACGTGAAAAAATATCAATATAGTTCAATGGCTCATCCCATATATACAAATGTGCACTTTCACAAAGGCTTTTAGCAATTAGTACTTTCTTTTTCTGACCAGCACTAAAATCCACCATGTTCTTATCAAACTGCTCTCTATTAAAATCCAGTTTACGAAGAATCGTTTTAAATAGAGTTTCATCGATCTTATTATTATAGGCAAATTCAGATAGATTACCTTTTAAATATGAAGTATCTTGCGAAATATAAGAAATTTTTAGTCCACTTGCTAGCATAAAATTTCCGGTAAATTTAATATCATCTCCATTAATCAATTTTAGGATACTAGACTTACCACTCCCATTTTTTCCGATAATGGCAACTCTATCACCAATATTGACTCTGAAATTAAGATTACTGCATACTTCTTTATCTCCATAAGACAATGATAAATCATTCGCTTCTATTAAGCACTCTTTGTGAGATTCAAGTGGTGAAATTTTTAAGTCATCATATTGTTCAATGTTGTGGAGCAGTTCTGATTTTTGTAAAACGGCTTCCTGATGTCTTGACTCAATATTTTTGGCACGTTTCATCGCTTTTGCAGCCTTATGTCCAACATAACCCTTATCCAGTTTTGAACCAGAATTTGTTGTTCCATATTTACTTTTTTCTACTTTATTTGACCAGTTTGAACTACGTTTTGCTGCATAAGACAACCTTCCTATTTCTTTAAGGAGTTTCTTGTTTTCTGCCAGTTCAAAATTATCTTGTAACGTTTTGTTCTCCCACCAAGAAGTAAAATTTCCCTTTTGGATTTCGATATTCGTTTTATTGATAGATAGTATATGGTCAACACATTGATCAAGTAAGCTTCTATCATGAGATACCAAAATAAACCCCTTCTTGCGTTTCAAATAGTTTTGCACTACATTACGTGCATCGATGTCAAGATGGTTTGTAGGTTCATCAATAAGCAGGAAACAACTCGCTGTAAGGAATAAAGCTGCAAGAAGGACCTTTGTTTGCTCACCATTTGACAATGTATTAAACGGACGATATAAAGCATCTTCTTGAACATCAAGCAATGATATTTCACGAAAAATCTCCCAATCCATACATTCCGTACAAATACTCTTCATTACTTCAATTGTATATAGACTCTTATCTTCCACATCATAAGGAAAATACTCAAACTTAACTGTAGAACTTATATTGCCGGAATACGCATATTTGCCAAGCAGTAAATTTAAGAAAGTAGTTTTACCGCGTCCGTTTCTTCCAATAAAACCGAGTTTCCAATCTGTATCTATCTGAAAACTTACATTTTCAAAAATATTGTCATAACTTCCTTCATATGAAAAAGTTAGATTTGAAACATTTATTAAGGACATATATTTCTTCCTCCTTTACATTATAAAAATTTTATAAGCAAAGTCGGTTTTCGGCATTAATTACTCTATAATGTTATCCAACTCTGCAAGGATTTTGTCATGAATGACATAGTATCATTGTCTATCACGTTTATCTTCCTTTCTTTTACAAATATTAAAAGCCGCAAGAAAGTAAATTCTTACGGCTCAAAAACAAATACTATTATTACCTTTTGTTATACATAACATAAGGTTACTGTAATGTATTATTGAGTGTAGAATACTTAACTTTCTTGCAATTTGCATAACAAAACAAACGGTTCTATAGCCGTTTCTTTAAATATCTTATTATGCATCATATAATTAGCAAGAAAAGTTATACATTCTTCCACCTCCAAGTCGTTTTATTATATCATATTATCTTTAAAAATCCAATATAATTCTTCTGTTCTCTTTCTAAAGATTACCCTTCTACATCAATCTCGACTCCTGATTTGAATTCAACAGCGAACTTATCATGAAATACCGTAACTTTTTCTATAAGCCTCCTTACTAACTGCTCATCATATTCCTCTAACTCACAGGATTGTTCATTAAAGAAATCAGTCATTTCAGCGATTCGTTGCCTTTTTCCTTCACGCTCTGCATTTTCAACAAGTGCATTTTGCTTCAATTCTCGAAGGTGGTAGATTTCATCAGCCACATCTTCATAGTCATTCTTGGATTTTGCTTGGATAAGAAGCTGTTGTTGTAATTCTTCCAATTTGCTATCAATATCATTGGTGGCATTATCATTTTCTTCATTAAGTATAGTAGCTATGTTTTTCTGCAACGCCTGGAGGAAGGGTTCTTTGTTAGCCAAAAGTTCGTTAATAGCCTTGACCACTGCTGTCTGCAATGTTTCCTCGTTTATGGTAGGGGCAGTACATTCAGATCCTTTTTCCTCCAAACGGCTGACGCATCTCCAAACAATAGACTTGTAACCTCGGTTATTCCAGTGTACCCGGCGGTAAATATCACCGCACTGTCCACAGTAAACAATACTCGATAAAGCATACTTACTACTATAGACCCGCTTTTTACCGTCCTTGCCCCCGCGAAGATTTGCTCTTCGAACCATCTCTTCTTGAACCTGCATAAAAAGCTCACGTGGAATGATAGGCTCATGGCTGTTTTCTACATAATACTGGGGAACGATGCCGTTATTCTTTACTCGCTTTTTAGAAAGGAAATCAACCGTATAGGTCTTTTGCAACAGGGCATCTCCAATATACTTTTCGTTTTGCAGGATTTTCTTGACAGTTTCCGGCCGCCAATGCGGCTTATTCGCAGCGGTCAGAATACTATCTGCTTTAAGACTTCTGCAAATTTGGAGCAAGCTTGCACCTTCCAGGTACTCGCGGTAGATGCGTTTGACCACTTCAGCTTCGACAGGTTCAATGATGAGATGACCGTCCTCGTCCTTGGTATACCCAAGGAATCTATTGTGGTTGACCTGAACCTCACCGTTTTGGTAGCGGTATTGCAAGCCTAATTTAACATTCTGCGATAAGGATTGGCTTTCCTGCTGTGCGAGTGATGCCATAATGGTAAGCAAAACCTCGCCTTTGGAGTCCATCGTGTTTATGTTTTCTTTTTCAAAGAATACGGGGATATTCTTTTCCTTCAATTCTCTGATGTATTTCAAGCAGTCCAATGTATTTCTGGCAAATCGGCTGATGGACTTGGTAACAATCAGGTCGATATTCCCTGCCATGCACTCACCAATCATGCGGTTGAACTCTTCACGCTTTTTGGTGTTCGTGCCGGATATGCCGTCATCGGCAAATATCCCTGCAAACTCCCACTCGCTATTTTGCTTGATGAAGGCGGTATAATGCTCCACCTGTGCCTCATAGCTTGTAGCTTGTTCATCACTGTCCGTAGACACACGGCAGTAAGCAGCAACCCTTAACTTAGGTCTTTCTTCTGCTTGTACGGTGTTTCCTAGCCTGCGTCTGGCAGGAATAACCATAACATTCTTAGCTGTTGTCATTTATAAAATCCTCCCTTTCAATCAAACTATAGGCATATTCAGCCTGTTTAAATGGGTCTTCATATATTTTTTTTACCTTTGGACGATAAAACTGAGTCGAGCATTCCGGTTTTGGTGGTTCTTTTAGTTCACGAATACGCCCCAGACATCTTGCTCGTTCCATCCTCTTTTCTTCTACCGCATCGAAAGTTTCCTGATCGATGATGGCAGGGTAAAAGGCATCCCCATGGTAGTGACGGTTGCGAAGTAGTTGTCCAACCCTGCTGTGGAGCATCTTCAGACCGTTCTTGGCAGCAACAGCCGCCAGTGACATTCCACTTAAGTAATCCGAAAAAATCATCCGCACCTTCGCAGCCTGTTCTTCATCAATTACTGCCTTGCCATCAACAATGCTATATCCATAGGGTATATGCGTCATTTATTTCACCAGCCTTTCTTTCAAATTCAGTCCGCACTTTAATTCGAACATAACCTCAGCCCTGGAAACCACTGTCACCCTATCCACATAGGCAAGGAATAATTCCTCCGTAAATTCTGTAACCATGTTGTTTTTTGCGGTAAACTGCATCAGTAGTTTCAGTTCTTCCACCTTGCTGTATTCACCGCTCATGGAATACAATAGCCCTTCTTTTTTCTTACTTAGCATTTCTGCTTCAGTATTCAGTTCATTGCTGACCTTATGAAAAAGGGCCGGTGACAGCTTAACGCTTGTCATAAGGTCCGTCAGGACTTGTTTCTGCTCTACATTTTTTTCAATTTGATTTTCAAGCTCACTAATCTGCTGAAGTCTTTCGCTGTCGCTAGTGGTTATCAAATCGTTCAACAGAGGCTTAAGCACTACCTTGTGCGAGAACACCAGCTTGTTCATCATCGTGAGGAATGCCGCCTTTAAAGCATCGTCCGTGATGTATTTCATGGAGCAGGCATCCACCGAATCGATATGCCGACCGCAACACCAGGCTACATAAGCACCACTTGGCTTGTAATGCATCCTACGCTTAAAGGTGCTACCGCACTCTCCGCACTTGATTCTGCCTGAGAAGCCGTAGCGATTATTGTACTTAGCAGTGTCCTCACCATTACCTTTTTCTTTGCCACGCTGCCTTAACAGTTCATTTACCTTATCAAAATCCTCGTGGCTTATAATCGGCTCATGATGGTTTTCACAAAAGTACTGATCATATTCACCGTTGTTTCTATGGCGGTTAAAACTGCTATCCGTATAAGTCTTTTGAAAAATAACATCACCCGTATATTTTTCATTTTTCAAAATGAATTTAATTGTCCCCGGATGCCATTTTTTACCTTGTATTGGTGGAAGCCCCTCTGAATTGAGTTCCCTAGCAATCATATGGGTACCTTTACCTGCAAGGGCATCAGCAAAGATGCGTTTAACCACCACCGCCTGCTCAGGCACAACCACCAGCTCTCCATCCACATTGTCATAACCGTAAGGAGGGCAGGCAATAATGAAGGTGCCGTTCTTAAAACGCCGCTGAATACTCCACTTGGCATTTTGCGAAATGGATACCGACTCGCTTTCAGCCATACTGCTTAGAATGGAAAGCATCAATTCACTTTCCATTGATGCTGTATTGATATTCTCTTTTTCAAAGAACACTGGAATATCCAGCTCCAGTAGTTTTCGCACCATTGTTAGGCAATCTGCTGTATTTCTCGCAAATCGGCTGATGGACTTGGTAACGATGTAATCAATCTTCCCTCTCCCACAGTCCTTCAGCATGGATAGCAGGCCTTCACGCTTTGAGGTCTTGGTACCGCTGATTCCTTCGTCATAATACAAACCGGCAAATTCCCATTCTGGATTTGCCCTTATATAGGTTTCGTAATGTGCCTTTTGTGTTTCCAAGCTGATGAGCTGGTCATCGCTTGAACTAGACACTCGGCAATAGGCTGCAACTCGGATTTTCTTTGCAGGTCCTACGCTTTCAATTTCTTCTATTTTTGTTATCGTTTTCATCAACTCACCCCACTTCCGCTTGGTCACATATTACCTCTAAGCCCCAGTATTATCAACGGTTTCAGGGCATTATCGCAGCTAATTTCGGAGAAAATGTTTCCTTATTTTTAGCCATAATTTTATTTAATTCCACGTCTGAAATCATGCCCTTTTCAAACAGTTTTTTTGTCATCTGCTGGGCAAGCATATAGCTATACTCCTTCTGCATTTCTTCCTCTGTGTATTCATGTTTCTTCGGGGCGGCATTCGATTGTTCCGGTGTCAGTTTTGTTACCTGCATGGCAGTTCCTCCTATCTGAAGGATGGATTTATTTCCTTCTGACTACAGCAGGAAATAACAATCCCTATACTCCTTCTAACAATAAGCGAAAAAAAACAGGCAATCGAACCCCTAAAAAAAACAAAAAAAAATAAGCCTACCAAGAAAGCAATCTTGATAGGCTTATTCCTTAATGTAGCTGAATATTCCCTGACTATTACCACCATCACATAATTTACATTTAACAAGATGATAATTTTAGTATAACCTAACACACTATTTCCAAGCATCTGGTACTTTATAGGTTGTCATCATTGCATTAAACTTTTTATAAAATTCATATCCTTCCTCAGTTAAATGCACCTTCTCTGAAATTTTCAGCTTTTCATACATCTCAAAATATTTCTCAGCGTATTCTTCTTTATGTTTTTGATAATATTTGTCACAAAGTGTTCTTACATCATCATATTCTTTATCATTAAGCATACCATAGCATGGATAATGATTAGGATAAAGTTTACTTGAAGTTAACATTTCAAAAAATATTTCAAACTCATCCAAAAGCCATTCTACGGCTATTTCCTTCTCTCCTTCTAATACAGTTTCATCCTCAATAAAAAGCCCTTCATCTGCCATCTTATCATATTCCGCTTGTGAAATTGTTTCATCGGTTACCCATCCGTGTGGTGGACTATCAATTTTTATACAAAACTTTACCTTTTCCTTGTTTTCAATAAATTTTATTATAAAATCAATGCCTTCCATCGAAAAGGAAGAATCTTCACCCTTTTTCAAAGAATTGTACATTCTAATCATCCCTGGCAGAGGATCTCCCAATGATTCATCACAAGAAACTACCATATATTTATGCCCAACCTGAACCTTCAAAAAGAGCCAACCATATTGAATTCCCGCAAAGTAAAAAGAAAACATAGTAAATCCCCCTTTCACATAAATCATTTTTTAATCGTGATGGGCTATACCCCTTCATATCATATTATTCAAACTCTTTAAGAAATTATCATTGTCCGACTGCCTTCGTTTTGAAGCTCCTTTTACTCTACCACCTGCCATACGCACTTTTTTATGCTCATACCTTACGGTAAGCAAAGCCTCAATGTTTTCATTTGTGTATTCTAGACCATCCTGCCTTAAAACTCTTGCTTTCTTTGCTAGGCACATTGCGGCAAGTCCGTAGTCCTGGGTTATAGTAATATCCCCTGGTTTAACTAGATCAACCAAGGTAAAGTCTACGCTATCCGCACCTTTGGAAACAGTTATGGTTTTTATCCCCTCACGCTCTATCTGGTGGGAAGTATCACATAAAATTATGACTTCTATATTTTTAGCCTTACAAACTGCAAGTACTTCATCAACTACCGGACAGCCATCTGCGTCAATTAATACCTTCATATTATCTCCTAATAATTTATGCTTATCATTATATCATTTTCGCATCCAGGCATAAAGCAGTATAGCACTTACCCCATAAGCAATATTACGCTGCTTCTTAATTACCCTCAGTTTTTTCTTCTCCTCGGCTGCGTATGTTGCTAAAGATTTGTTGGCATTCTGCAATAATTCGGTCTGAGCCTGAGAGGTTTGTTTCAATTTCAACAACTCTACTTTCAGCAGATTGGATTCGTTCCTGGCTTTTATCAATTCGGTCTTGGATAGCGTCAGTTCGCTTTTCAGTTCCTTCAATTCCGTCTGTGACTTCTCGTTGATATTTTTCAACTGAATCAAGTTGCTCTCTAGCTGATTCAATTCGGAGGCTGTTATCGGGTACTGTACTTCTGCTGCATAGGTAGTATACGGTAGCCATAAGTATAAGGCAAATAACAGCACCAATAGCCACATATTTCTTTTTACCATTTAGCATTTCACCACCCCACTTAAAATACGGTTTTCTAAAAGTGTAATTTTCATTTTCTTAAAATTTCACAGGTCAAATCATACCAACCCTTAAAATTAAAGTGCTTAGGAAGGCTTGTAGAAAGCCGTTTTCTACTCATTATTAAAGATTTTTCTTCCACCAAGCTGCTTTACCTCGAATTACCTCTCCGCCAGGTTTTAACTCCTCCGTAAGCGGTGTATCCGGCAAATACCACAAGTCCCAACGTTCACAAGTTGTAGAAGGTCCGTAATTATCTTCTTCTGCTGCTTCACAGTGAGTTTTTACATGGTCATAATCAATAGACAGGGCAAGCTCCTCGCATAAAACTGCAACAACCTGTGCCACACCATCAATCTGGTCTTGCGTAGGAGGATACGCACCAAAATCCGTATTATACCCACTATTGGCCTGTGCCTTATAGCACCCTGCCATGCATATGCCGATTGCTCTGCTATTTCTATTCCAAGTGTGAGCTAACACCTCTGTCAAATCTTCAGTGCTGACATAAATACTGCCGTCTGCGTCTACATTGATGTGGTAATCATCAAAAAACTGATGATAGCGCCCAGCCGTCCAATGAACGTAAATCTTATTAGTATAACCCTTGGCAGCTTTAGCCATATCTCTCAATTCATCTAAGTTTACCTTTCTCATGCGTTTTATCCTCCTCAAATTTATCCGGTATGCCGTTATTGTCCATATCAATAAAACAGCCTGCTATGAAGGTCATAAAACCTATCATGGCAGGCCCAATCATTTCTTTAATTACAGCAAGTAGGTCACTCATCACGATTTGCCCGTTATAGCCTTGATATAGCCAAGCTGAATAATAAGTAACTACCAAAAGTACTACCAACATAAAGTAACCTACGATTACCATTTTTATTGGTTTTTTCATTCCATTAAGTTTCTTTTTTAGTGTGTCTATTGTTTTACCAAAAATAAGCTTTACATTATCAAACAATGTCATACCTCCCTATGTACAGACATATTTGGCAGTTTCATTGCCTTTTGATAAATTTCTGAAATACTGCCGTTGCCGCCAAGCTCGTGGTAAGCCTGATACATATCCGTCAAACTCTCTAGGTTATACAACGCTATATAGCCTTGGGTTTCAGCTTTATAACACAGACTTATAATCTCTGTTCGTAAAAGGCTACGGATTGCCACATCTATAGCTTTATTTTTACTCTCTCTTTCACTTTGGTGTTTCTTATAATCCTTATAAAGCCTATACCCGAATTCTAAAAAACCGCACTGCAAAAGCAGCACGGCCAAATTCACCCAATTTTTAGTTATCACTTCCATTGCTAATGCCCCCTTAAAAGCCTATCTACACTAACTGTTCTGCCTGTATACTTAACAAGGGCTACTTCTGCTTGCTATAATCATCAGCTCATCCTCGGCTTTACAACTCTATACCAAGCAGCGCCGCCGTTGCCTGTCCTGTGCTGTCACCAGTCATAGTAGCCTCTTATTGGAAAAATTTCTTCCAGTTTTTCTTTACCGTCTTCCTCATTAACAGCAAGAAGTTTTGATTTTATATCTTCGTACCAAACATAAGCATCCATCTGACTTCTACGAACAGTATCATACACTTTTTGCATACTGGCATAATTTAGCACGACAAGGTCTTTTTTCTCTTTGTTTAACCAAACCTTATAGCCTGTTTCTCCATTTTGCGCGACCATTAGCGGCGAATATGCCGCCATAAAATTGGTAATATCATCACCGCCGCAGTCAAAGCCGTATGTAATTCCATCAATTTCAACCCAGCGAACTTCATCACGACGCTTTGCGAATTCCGCACCAGCGGCAGTAAGATACCGCTGACGTGCATACTCTAATGGCTCAAAATCTGTATAATCGCCCCACAAGGCACACCATGGATACAATTTCCGCTCGTTCTCAGCACTGATGTGGTCCGTATTTATAATATTTATGATTTGATTTTTATCGTCTACAACACAAATCATCCGCTCACCCCCAGCGCTTTTACGAATATAAATCCAACGCCTCCGCTCGCACCTGCGTAGCCCATACTGCCGCTACCAGTGCCGCCAGAACCGCCGCTAACATTATAAGTCCCTGAGTTTGACACAGTGTTAGCAACGATAATGATAGCACCACCCCCACCACCGCCGCCACCGCCGCCGTAGTGTCCTTTTGCTTTTTCCCCGTTGTATCCTTTGGCTTCGATAGTTCCCGTTATCACGGCTTCCGCTGCAACGACAGTAATACTGCCACCACCTTTCCCGCCGGCTCCACCATCACCAGTATCGCCACCGGCTCCACCACCGCCGCCGGCTCCGAAATAAACCACGTCTTGACCTGGATCGCGAGTGCCTACCACCGCACCCGCGGCACCGCCCCAGCGGCTGTTTCCATTGCCGCCCGCCCCGCTTGCGGCGCTTATCCCTTGGTGTCCGGGTTCTCCGCGTTCACTCGGGGAGCCACTGGCTCCACCACCGCCGCCGTTGCTAACGCCAACGGTTTCTCTCATAACACCCTTGTGGATAAATGCTCCTTGACATTTTATGCGGACAAAGCCTGATACCCCTACAGTGACCTTTGCCGGGATATGTACGCTTTTATAATTTTTAACCCCACTTATCGTTATATCGGTCGTCGGCGCAAAGTCCCCATCGCTGCCATCGCCGCGATCTAGCCACCACGCCGGATAACGATTAGAACTTACGCCCGCCAGCGTACCTGTTGCGGTATAAATAACTTCAACTATTTTACCTGCGTCAGCTGACGCAAAAAGAATCTTTCCGGTATTCCAACTTGGATCGCCATCTGCTCCCGTGCTATAGTCCGGCCAAAAATCACCGGTGGCAGGACTTGCGGCAACTTCCGCAAATGTAGAACCGTAGGTTATTGTGTTGCCATTGATTGCAGTAATTTCTTTAACAGTAATTGTAGACGGACTGTTTTTTTGCGGCACCTCATTTAACCTTACAATATAAGGACTTCCTCCCGGCACAATATGTCTTTCTGTTGTTAAAACTGCTGTGCTTATATCACTATAAGGGTTATGCCTATAATCACTTGGGTATGCCATATAATCATCCTCCAATCTTTAATTGCTTAGTGCTGGCTTGCTGCAGGAGCTCTGCCAGTTTAGCGTTACGGTCTAAATCAGCAAAATATCTGTCTATGCTAAAAGGCTGCTCGCCAAGCTCTACATCCAGCTTTATACCGTCTTTTCCCGAGATATTGTACTTCAATTTTATTATCGGATAATCATAGCGAAATCCATCTAAATCGGTTATAGCAGCCTGTCCTTGCGTAGATAATTTGCGCACAAAAAAAGAACCATCAGGTTTGGGATATTCCAACACTATGTTAGATATCTTAACCGCCTTGATAGGTTCTTTATAACGATTAATTTGATTCAATCCCCACCTCTGCGCATCACTGACTGCATAGGCGCTAGGCAAAGACCATACTGCTTCTTGCACACCATACTTTAACTGGCTTTCTAGATTTTCAACACTACAAAGCCATTGCTCTCCTTGCTCATCAACATTACCGCCTTTGATATAAGCTTTATTAACGATTTTTTCAACATCCCAGCTAGGTTGATATTTACCGACATGTTTGCCTACCCAGAAGCGCGCTTGCTCGTTGATTTCATTTATCCGCGGTTTAAAATACAGTTCCCGCAATTCATCAACTCCGTACACATAATCAATCGCAAAATCAGACAACTGTTTTAAAGCTTCTTTCGCCGTTACGCCATCAAATTCTATTTTGCTGATTGTGTACGCAGTATTAACTATTTTATTGCCGTTAAAGGTTAAACCTACCTGTCGTTCTATTTTTCTAGCAATATCAGCAACGATTGCCGACACCTCCATGTTTTCATAGGTCGCAAAAATAAAGACTTTATCCAACAAATTATAAAATCCATGCCCGGTAAATTTATAATTATCGTCCGTTGAACCTATTATTGGTCTCGTAATAACATAGCCGCTCCACCAAGGTTTTATATCATTAAACAAATGAATATCAATGCGCTGACGATAGTCAAGCTCACTATTAGTCGGCATTTTGCGAAATATTATTTCTACCTTGCCGCACCCTGTTTCGACAAGTTCAAAGCTTAGTTTTTCAATGCTGTTGAATTCTGATCCTGCTCCGAAAACCGCAGTCTTTGTTCCGGCTGAATTATAAGCAATAACTGTATAAATCCCTGGCAAATAATTGATTTTATCATCAGGCAAATCACCGCCGCCACTATCAATTACAACAGAACCAGCATACCTATATTTACCATAATGGTATAAACCATAACGCAAATTACTCATATAAACCACCTCGCAGTGTATGCAATATTAACTTTACAGGCGGCTCCCGTATATTCATAAATATTTTCTCCAGGAAAGGCATGTAAAAAAATACCGTTAAACGTATTTAAGCTATTGCCTGTGTCTCTGCGTACAGTGCCGGTTTCTCCGTTTACAACGGATATAGCCGGTGCCGTCAAAAGTGTGTCTTTTAATATAAACCTTTGTCCGCTTGTGACATGTAAAATTGCAATATCCGGAGTAGTGCTACCCTCTGGCGGTACGAAAGTAAAAATCAATGGCACATCTACAGATGAAGGATTCTCAATAATAATTTTAGTTTCATTTTGCTCGGATATAAAATTCGTGGTAATCACTGTTTGAGTAATGTCATATCTAAATGGATCTGCTAAAAGCAAACTAACCGTAATATTACTCCAACGCTGTTTAAAGCCGTTCTCATACTCGTGGGTAATTTTGCTGATGCTTGCAACATTAAAACACCTGTCAGATCGGCCGCAATAAAGCTTATAATCTGTTTGAGCAAAATATCTGTAGGCGCGGTTTAAAAGCTCATCGTGACTAAATTCATCTTTGCTTTTTAAAGAAAACTTCACCTTTATCGTATGACCTTTAACCATGCCGTCCCCCACTACATCTCCGCCATGTGAAAAGGCTCTATCCCCAATTTTATTATTAAAATCATAGCTACCTGCATCCGACAAAGACCACTCTGCCGGAAGGACATATTCATAACCATCCTTTAAAATTTTTAAATTGTCCTCGGTTCTTTCTCTTTCAGGAAAATTCACATTAAACACCTCTTAAGCCGACAGCTACTATATTACTTAGCCCCTCAAACAAGTCATTTACGTCTGCGGCATCGTTAATATCTCCATAAATATTTTGAGTAACCGTTGCGTTTCTATTTGCACCGGCTTCTACAATACCCTCTGCAATGTTATTAAACACCGCTTTATTTAAGGGCAGTGCTACCTCGTTATCTATGCCCTCACCAATAATACCTAAAGCAGGACCTGTAAAATAACCACCCTTAGCATAGCCTTGTACTGATATGGCATTAGCACTGCTTTTAGTCCCCGTACCTATTGAGGATACTGCTAAAAGAGATGCACCTAAGGCCGCTGCCGTAGTAAGAGAGGCTGTAACCATTCCCAAGGCGCGGGCTGCAGAGCCCGGATGCACCGTTTCATAGGCTACAGCCACAGGTGCCCAAGCAGATAGCTCTGCCGCAGATTGCGCCACACTTGTTGCCGCCTCTTTCTTTTGAATGTTCTGCCCCATAACATGGGATAAAATCATACCCGCTGCCTGCTTTGCAAAATATTGTGCTATTACTTTAAGCATACTCTTACCTAAATCAGCAAAAGCATCCTTAGCACTTTTAGCATTGGTAAGAATGTTCGTAAATGCATCCTCCAGACCTGTTAAAGCCGTACCATACAAATCTGTTACCATTTGAGATATAGTGGCATGAGCATCTAAAAAAGCCTGCTGATAAGTATCCATCATGGTCTTTTGAGCCTCCATGTCATTTAAGCGCATGGCAGCTTCTTCTGTTAATACCTCTTTAAGCCTTGCCAGGTCATTAGTTCTGTAGGCTTCATCAATATTAGCTTGAATATCCTTGCATTGAGCATGATACTCCGCCTTGGTATCTTCATAAGCTTTATCTTCAGCCAGCTTGTCTTTAAGCATTTGCTTATGAAAGTCTAGCTCCCCCGATTCACTTTGTTCGAAGGCAATACTGCGCTCTTTTAAGGCCTGAAGGAATACCTCCTTCTCATTATCTGTTAAGCCAATGAAAGTATTAGAAAGATTGGTCCAGCGTTCTTCAATACCATCTAATGTCTTTTCATGCTCAAGCTTCATTTTGACAAGTTCTGCAGCAGCGGCATCTGCATTTAAAACACTGCCTGCCGCTTTTGATGCAAAGGAGGCCGCACTTATACTGCTTCTTATATCCTGAATTTTCTTTGCTTCTTCCTGCAAAGCCGTTATCCGTTTTTGAGCATACAACTCTACTAGCCGCTGTTTATCTCTTTCGTAGTTTTCATTAGCAGTTTTTGATTTTTCAAGCTCAGCACTTTCTTCTTGATACCAGCGCTCTACAAGCTGTGACTTGGTATTAAATGTGCGCACCCATTCTTCTTCAATAGACTTAGAGGTGTTGGCAGCTTGAGTGGCAGTATTACCTATACTACCACTGCCCCCTTTACCGCCACCGCTCGGTACCGCTCCGCCACTGCTGCCTTTAAAATTACTAAAATCAGGCTTCTTCAATTCTTTTTTAGGGGCAGAATCACTATTTGCACCATCTTCAGAATTCCCTTCGCCTACGTTATTTAAAGCCGCATTAGTTTCAAAGATTTTTGAAATCAGACCGGATAACCAGCCAGTTGCACTGTTTACAAAATTAGAAATGGTGGAAAGTCCGCTTGATGCCCAAGCCGGCAAAACACTATCTGCCATTCCGCCTAAAGCCGAGGCAACTGCCTCTAAAGCAGAACCTACTCCATTAACCATCCATTCAAAGACACTGCATATGCCTTCAATCGCAGTCGCAACCATTGTTAAAAGATAAGCTGCACCTGTGATAAGGTTGCCAAAATATTGAAGTATTCCTGTTACTACAACAGCTACCACAGTACCAAAAGCTACAAACAGCGGTCTTAAAGCTGTAAGCACTGATGAAAATAGATTGCCTAGGGCCGAGAAGGCAGACTGCAAGGCACTTCCTGCTTGGAACAAGACTTCTGTCTTTACCCCCATCAATTGAAACACGTCTGCTACACTTACCCCATTAGCCCATAGTGTATAAAGAACAGCTCCAATAGCAGTAATAACCGCTATAAAAGGTGCTGCCGTTGCTACTGCCGCTCCAATTGCGGTAATAAATGGTGCTGCCATAGCGAGTGCTGCAATCCCTGCTGCATACATGGCAGGAATAGCAATTCCGGTTAAAGCTGTGCCAAAGGCAATAATGGCAAGCTGAACCTCAGGCGGTATGCAGCTTAGAATTGCTTCGCGAATACCGCCCTCCTGCAATACGGCAGCAAAATTACTAAGCCACTCACCAATAGAACTAAACAGCTCCGGCAAGTTCAAGGCCTCTGCAATAGCCAGACCTGTTTGAGAGGCAAGCTGTCCTAAGCCGTCCATAAGATTAGACCATGTACCAATAATCGTGCCGCTTTGCTGCTCCATCATGCCGCCATAGCGATTTTCCATACCGCCTACCAAAGCGTCTAATGCCATTTGGCTATCTACCATGCGTTTTGTTACCATATCTTGAGCCGTTGCAACATCAGTACCTAACTTATCTGCTAAAAGCTGCCAAGCAGGAATACCAAGCTCTGTAATCTGCATGATTTCCTGGCTGGCTAATTTACCCTTAGCTGCAATCTGCCCTAGGGCAATAGTCAAACGGTTTACACCATCTTGTCCTGCCCCAACGCCTGCCGCTGCATCACCAACAGCGGTAAGCGTAGGAATAATCTGCTCAGCCGTAAAGCCAAAAGCTAAAAACTTTTGGCTGGCTTTAGTTACATCATTAAATTCAAAAGGGGTATTAGCTGCAAAATCCTGCAGTTCTTTTACAAAAGCTGTAGCCTTTTCTGCACTGCCCAGCATATTAGTCATTGCGACCTGCACATTTTGCAGTTCGCCACCGGCTTTTACTGCATAAATGCCTAAAGCCCCTAAGGCTGCACCAAAGCCTTCCAGTACATTTACTGCTTTACCCGATAAATTTAATCCCTCAGAACCGAAGGCGGTCTTAAGCTGTCTTTTGGTAGCAGCTATTTCTTTTCTTAAGTCCGAGGAATCTGCTCCAATTTTTACTAATAATTCTGCTACGGTTGACACTTTGCCGCCTCCTTTCTTTGGGAATAAAATTCTTTGAAAAATTCTTTGCGTTCCACTTCTTTAGCACCGGTTGTTTTCTTAGGCAAGAACGGTTTCATCAGCTTCTCCGGTGTAATGCCCTTTACCTGAGTAGCCATTAAGTTAGCCGTAAAGTATGAAGCGATCCACAATACATTTAGTTTTCGTCTTTCATAGCCTGCAGCCAGTTTAGTAAGTTCAAAAGGGGTAAGAGCATAAAACTCATTTGGCTTTAAGGCAAGGGGGCCATAGGCTATACCCTCAGCCCATTCCAGCCAATCAAAAAAGGAAGGAGCTATTTGCCCTTCCTTTAGTTTTTTCTTTCTTTTTCCAATTCTTCACTTACGTTTTCAGTCAATTCCTCCGGAAATAGTTTGTAATACACTGCTTTTCCTAAAATACCGGAACCTGCAATACACTTAACTACCGGAATTTGAATGTCAGTTTCTAGGTCTATACCCTCATCCACCAATTCTTGAAGTTTATTAGCATACCACTGCGGTGTGCGCATTTTATGATGGCGAAGTGCCACACTTAAAATAATGGTAAGCATACCAAGGTCTAAGCTTTGGTTTTTAATAATATCTCCGGCCGGCTTTCCGGTCATTCGTTCAATATCTATTAATCGACCAATGTTCAAAAACATATACTCATTTTCTCCAAAAAGTGAAAATTCTATCTTACGCATCACCGCTACCTCCTGTAGTTAAATCAGATAAAGGCCCTGCCCCCGACAAGCTGCCCTTTAAAGTTGCCACATCATCATGTGGGGTAGATAAACTGCATTCGGTAAGTGCTGCCCACCCGGTAAGATAGCTTTTGTCCGGATATTCAAATTTAACGTGTACCTGTTTATTGTTCAAAAATGCTGCTTCTAAAAACTTGGCTCCGGTATCTCCTGCCAAATACACACTTTCTAAATCAATAGACCAGCTTCTTAGTCCGGGCAGGGTTGCTTTCCAACCGCCGCTTGTTTTATCCGAGGCGTCAATTTCATCTGCCTTACGAGATAAATCACCGCTTCTTTGACCGCCCACCAAACTCCATGTAGGATTTGCTTCTGTTGCTCCTGTGTTCACATATAAAAGATAGTCTTTACCCGCCGTTGCCTTACTGGTGCTGGCAGGCTCTGCAAATACTGTATATGCCATTAACTTTCACTCCTTTGTAAATTTTGGATAAGCATTACAAGGCTTATCACTCCGTTATAACCGGTTTCCTCTTCCGGATAAGCTTCAAAAAAATCCACTTGTTGGCGAATTGCCAGGAACTCATCCTCAATTAAATCTATCTGCTTTGTTTGCAATAGTACTATTACCCTGTTAGCAATACTGTTTATTTCAAATTTGCCCTTATAGGTTGACCAAATGTTAATTTGAACTGTGACCTCCACCATATCCTCATACTTTGTTCCGGCTTCTTTGCAATTAAAGGCTCCTATAGTCATAAAGGGCGGCCTTGCCGTTTCCGGCACATAATCATAAACAGGCACCACTTCATTAGCTGTTAAATAGCTAATGAGAGCCTTTTGCAGAGCATTTAAGGGTATACGTTTCATTTATTCAACACCTTCTTCATATTAGAAACAAGCTTAGGCTCCTCTTCTTCAAAGGCAGGTTTAATAAATGGTCTTCCTTTTCTCGCAGGGATTTTAGCCGATTTTCTAAGTACTAACTCGCCGCCTGCTGAAATGGGTAAAGCTTTTTTATTCTTAGCCTTAACGATATGTGCCTTAGCTCCAAACTCTACAATATGAGCATAGGAGGTTTTAGCTTTTACCAAGCCCTCCGGTTTTCTTCTGTCAAAGCCTGTTTTAATAGATTTTTTTAGCTTACCGCTACGCTGTGCTGCTTTTTGTTTAGCACCTCTAGCAATATTTTTAGTACTATCCTGCAGCACATTTTCAATAGCCAGGCGTGTTTTACCATCCCAGGCAGATATATCTGATAAAGCCTTAGTTAAATCATTACTTGTTACTTTTGCATAAAATTTCATCATACACCTTTTTCATATTCTGCAATCTCAATGTAGGTGCTATCTTTATAAAACCTTGTTACAGAAACAATTTCATACTCCTTGCCCTGCCACATAAGATGCCAACCTTTTTCCATATGGGTATAGGTTCTGGTCTTTAAAGTGACATTATTTATGGCATTCGGTGTATCAAAAGCCTGTTTCTCACTGTATCTGGAATCTTTTACCTCAGCCCATAGTGTGATTGCCTTTTCATAATTTGTAATGTAACCTCCATAACCATCATTAGTAAGTATTGGTCTTAAAATTTTTATCCTGTGATTCAATTTACCTATCTGCACTAAAAGCCGTCCTTTCTGTCACCAAAAAGCAGCGAACGCAAAGTCAGCATTAGCTGCTTATAATCCGCTTCTTCCCTGTGTTCATAAAAGTAGGCGACAGTATACATGATAGCTATTTTGCCGGTTTTAGCCTGTTTTAAGTTTTCTTCGTCTGCTCGAATTATATCTCGGCACAGTTTTTCAGCAGATTCCAAAAGCTGTAGAATAAGCGTATCTTCATATTCTGAATCCACCCTAAGATATAATTTCATTTCCTCTAAACTTACCAGCATTTTACTCACCACCTACTTTTACACTTTTTTATGCATTTAGTTTCAAGATTTGCACCGCTTCAGGCAGCACCAGCTTGCCATCTACACGTTCTTTTACGACATAACCAATCATGCCATTCCCGGCATAAAGTTCTCTTAGCTCCTGCATGGAACGAGTGCCACGGTCACCAATATTGTAATAGCTGTAGTCACCAAAAGAGATGGCAGTTGCCGGTGCGTAAGCAGAAGTGAAAACATCATACCCCAAGATTTTATCCGGCTCACCGGCTTGATATGAAGGCTGCCACATATATGCTCCGTTGTTATCTTTTAATTTTCGCAGTGCCAATAAGGTTTGATCATTTAAGATGAATTTTGCACTCTTACGATAAGGACGTTTTAAGGCATAGATTAAATCCAGCATATCATCAGCCTTAATAGCCGCAGTTAATGTATTAGCTACCGTAGCTCCCCCGGTTTCAGCAAACAAACCCAACGGTTTACCGCTACCGTTTCCATTTAAGAAGGCATCTTCTTCAGCATTAGCCATTGCTTTACCAAATTCGGTAATAATGTAATTTTCAAGGTTAAAGGCATTGTCATATAGAAGTTCTTCCGTAATTTTAATAGCCACATGAAGCTTATGTGCATCAAGCAAGGTTTGAGCGAATTTGGCATCACTGAACACCAAAGCTTCTCCTTCTTCAATCCAGGCAGCCGCAGGCTTAGTTGCCGCAATATTAATCTTATGTTCGCCGGAGGTGGTAATAGTGGTAGCAAGGCCGCGCATGATATTATCTTCTTTCAAGGTATCAATAATACGCTTGTCATATTCCTCCGGCACTAAATAACCACCATCTGCATCTACACCTTCTTGCAGAAGATTGGTAACCAGTTTAAAATTACTGCGCATTGCTTTTAACAAATCTTTGGCATAGCCACTTCTAGCACGTGCAGGTTTCATTTTATCTATTATTTCTTCAGAAAGAGTGTTGGCACCGGGTTTATTGGTGAACGGCTGATTCACCGCTTTAGAAAGCTCTTTATCAATAGCCTCCTGTTTTTCCAAACGCTGTACTTCTTTACCTAAGGCATCAATGTCTGCCATCATGGCATTATAGGTGTTTTCATCCGCAGCAGAAAGTGTACCCTTTTCACCGCGATGGCTTTCTAAAAAGGACTTGGTATCCTCCCAGGCTTTTGCTCTTTTTTCACGTAATTCGTTAATAGTCATAATTTAAAATCCTCCCTTAAATATGGTTTTTTAATAAGTCTAATTTTTCTAAGCATTCATCAACAGAACGTTCTTTTACTATTTCCTTAGTCTCAATATGGCATTTAGCCGCTATCTTGGTCTTTAAAGAATTTACTGCTACTGCCTTGGAATATATCATGGAAACAGCAGGCTGCTCCATAACATCTTCAGCATTTCGTTTTAAAATACCATCTGCAAAGCCCAGCTCCACTGCTTTATTTGCATTCATCCAGCTTTCATCGTCCATGAGGCGCGCAATTTTTACCCTTGCCATACCCGTCTTGATTTCATAGGCATTTACAATTGATTCCTTGACTTCGCTTAACATAGCGATAGCCTTTTGGAATTCACTTTTATCTCCAAAGGCCATAGTTGCCGGATTGTGAATCATAAGGAGTGATACGGGACTCATTAAAACCTTACTGCCTGCCATAGCAATGACCGAGGCCGCACTGGCAGCCAGGCCATCAATCTTAACTGTCACATTACCCTTATATTCCATCAGCATATTGTAGATTTGAGCTGCGGCTACACAGTCCCCTCCCGGACTATTAATCCAAATGGTAATATTCCCACTGCCGGAATGCAGCTCTTCTTTAAAAAGTCGGGGAGTGACATCATCATCAAACCAACTTTCTTCAGCTATGGTGCCGTTAAGAAACAGTGTCCGCTCCAGCACTTCTTCTTGGTTTTCTTTGTTCATTGCCTTTTTGTTCTTCCACTGCCAAAATTTCTTCATTGTCATACACCTCCTTTACTGCAGAATATGCACTGCCTGCGTCCTTTAATTTAGTCATATTGCCATTGATGAGATATAAATTGCCGCCCTCCTCCTCAGATATTCTGTCTAGGTTTTCCAAAGTTCTTATATCATTGGCACTCATCCAGCCATTCTGCCTTGCGGTGGCATAACCGTTCATGCGGCTTTCGTAGTCTCCTCGAAGCAGTCCGTCTACATTGAACTTAATAAAATATTTACCCTTATCACTTGGCAAAATAAGTGACCGCACTAATGACTGCTCCCAGCGTATAAGCCAAGGCTCCAGGGTATACTTAACAAACTCCAAGGACTGCTGCTCTATATTAGAAAAGCTCGACTTCTCAAGATCACCAACCATGTGAGGCGGGACTCTGAAAATTCGAGCTATCTCGTTAATCTGAAATTTTCTTGTTTCTAGAAATTGTGCTTCGTTGGGACTGATAGAGATGGGGGTGTACTTCATTCCCTCCTCGAGGACAGCCACCTTATTGGCATTAGCACTGCCTCCAAAAGCGGAATTCCAACTTGTTCTCACTTTCTCTGGGTCTTTTACTACTCCCGGATGTTCTAAAATACCACCGGGCGTTGCCCCATTAGCAAAGAACTTAGCTCCGTATTCCTCGCAGGCAATTGCCATGCCAATAGCGTTTTTAGCCATCGCAATAGGAGAATAACCAACAAGGCCATCAAAGCCAAGACCCGGAATATGAAGTACCTCTGAGGGTAATAAAATCACTTCGTTTTCCTTATTTAAAGGTGCATCCTCCAAGCTTCGACAATACTTGTAATAGAGGCTACCCTTATCATCTCTATTCACACTAATGCGGTTAGGCATTAACGGATAGATGCCTACAACCTCTCCTCTGCCATTTCTGATAAGCTGAGCATAGGCATTACCCCAAAGGAGTAGGTGTGTCATTAGGGTTTCCCTAAACACAAACGAGGTCATCTCCGGGTTAGGCTCATCATGTAGTAAAAAATATAGCCGCTGCCCCAAGGCTTTATCCTTGCCACCGCTATCTGTGTATTTGTAAAGATGTAAAGGCAAACCTGCCACAGCTTCAGCCAACACCCTTACGCAAGAATAAACTGCCGTCATCTGCATGGAACTGCGTTCCGTTACCCTTTTACCGGAAGTACTGCTACCTAGGAAGAAGCCAAAGGCACTGCCTACGTTTACGTTTTTAGGTTTATCTCTGGACTTGAAAAGTTTAGTGAAAGCTTCTAAAATTTCGACCACCCGTCTTTCTTTTTATTGAAAACATAATATTTATATCTGAGATTCTACGTCAGTACTTTATAAACCACCCTCAAAGCATTGATAAATATACGTTCCTTCAAAATTCAGCTTTCACCCATTGGGTGAAAGAAAAATGCTCAAAAATGTGTTGAATTATCAGCTTTTATGAGTCGATATATGGTACAATAATAGTAACAAAAGCAGAAAAAGGGGTTTAAATTATGATTAATAAAATTGATTTCACAGCTAAGAATCTAACATCAAATGCAGGTCTTTTTCTTCTCCTTGAGAACGCAAAAAGTAATGAGATTTTTGATCTAGTTGAAGATGACCTCGTATTTGATAATGACTCCACAAATAAAATCAAGATGAATCATATAAAGACGATGATCTGTGGTCACTTTATTGGTATAGACAAGCTAGAACGTCTAAAGCTCCTTCAAAATGATCCACTCGTTAATGAATTTGATATTTCCGTAAAAGAACCTGAAACAGTGTCACGATTTTTAGGAAACTTCACCTTTAAGACAACACAAATGTTTAGAGACATTAATTTTAAAGTCTTTAAAAAACTGCTCACTAAAAGTAAATTGACATCCATTACGATTGATATTGATAGTAGTGTAATCAACGTAGAAGGTCATCAAGAAGGTGCATCAAAAGGATATAATCCCAAGAAACTAGGAAACCGATGCTACAATATCCAGTTTGCATTTTGCGACGAATTAAAAGCCTACGTCACCGGATTTGTAAGAAGTGGCAATACTTACACAGCTAACGGTGCATCTGAAATGATCAAAGAAATAGTAGCCAACATCAAAACAGATGATTTAGAGATTTTATTTCGAATGGATAGTGGCTACTTTGATGAAAAAATTATTGAAACGATAGAATCTCTTGGTTGCAAATATTTAATTAAAGCCAAAAGTTATTCTACGCTTGCATCCCAAGCAACGAATTCATCGGTTGTATTCGTTAAAGGTGAAGAAGGCAGAGAAACTACAGAACTGTTTACAAAATTAGATAACTGGGAGAAAGACAGAAGGTTTGTTGTGTCTCGCGTACTGAAACCAGAAAAAGAAAGAGCACAAATATCACTTTTAGAAGGCTCTGAGTACGAATACTTTTTCTTTGTGACAAACACTACATTGCTTTCTGAAAAAGTAGTTATATCCTATGAAAAACGTGGCAATGCTGAGAACTATATTAAAGAAGCCAAATACGACATGGCGGTGGGTCATCTTTTACTTAAATCATTTTGGGCAAATGAAGCGGTGTTTCAAATGATGATGCTTTCATATAACCTGTTTTTGTTGTTCAAGATTGATTCCTTAGAGCCTTCAGAATACAGACAGCAAATAAAGACCTTTCGTTTGAAGTATGTATTTCTTGCAGCCAAAATCATTAAAACCGCAAGAACTGTAATTATGAATTTGTCAGAAAACTATCCGTACAAGGAAGTGTATGAAAAATGTCTGGTATAATAAAGATATCATCTTGAAAATCGAGTGTTGCTCTGTGGATAACTTGCAGGGTTTAATAAGTATCTTTACTCCAAAGTTGCAATCAATAATTTATTGAAAAAGATTGAAAGGTGGTGGTAAATAATGTTACAATGTGGGAGTATCAGTTTAAATTCTTCGTGAAATAGTGTTCTTTTAAGCTAATAAAAAATGCACGTGGAATTTAGGTCAAAGAAAAGTAAAGAAAAATTTATTTATGGAGGTAAAAAAGGATGAGTCAAGTTGTTGATTTTTTAAATGAAGCAAAAACTTATTATTTTGCAACCGTTGAAGGAGACCAGCCAAGGGTCAGACCGTTTGGTGCAGCCATGGAGAGGAATGGCAAGGTCTATCTTGGTACAACCAATCAGAAAAAAGTTTATCAGCAGTTATTGGCAAATTCAAAGGTGGAAGTCTCAGGTATGGCAAAAGGAAAATGGATTCGGCTCACCGGCGAAGCCGTAATTGATGATACCGTGGAAGCAAGGGAAGCAATGCTTGAAGCAAATCCGCCTTTGAGAGATATGTATAGCGCTGATGATGGGAAATTCACCGTATTTTATTTGAAAAACATGCAGGCAGTTTTATATTCCTTTACAGGAGATCCGGAGATATTAGATAATTAATCAAAACATGCAGCCCAAGTGTAGAATGAACTGACCCCCATAAGTTAGACCAAAAATCTAACTTATGGGAGGTCATTTTTTATGGCAAAATACAGTTATGAATTTAAGTTACAAGTTGTTCAAGCATATTTAGATGGAGAAGGCGGTTTTTATTCTATTTTCCAACGCTTAAATTACAATCCAGCTTTGCATACTGCAAGGCGTTTTCCAGCGTATCATTAGGGTATATGCTATTATTCTTAGGTCAACAGTAAGACCTAAAATAGTGCCATGCTCCGGTAAACATCATGTTCTGGATGTCACGCTTAGTCGATTGATGCCATGATTGTATGCCATGATTGTATGCCATGATTATACAAATGCTTTTGTTGCATTTTGAATGCTAATAGTCTATAATAACCGTAACAGAACCCGACACGCCTCTTAATAATGCGTACCACGTCGGGTCATTTAATTATTTGGAGAATATTATGACTCTAAAACTTCACCAACCATCCATGTTAGTCGAAGACCAAATAAATAATTTGAAATCCACCAATCTGTGAAGACATGGATGCCTCTTTGCGCACATACATAGATATGAACAATTCAACATTCGGACTGCGGGTAGCAACACTTTCCAAAACAGCAAGTTATTTCAAAAAGTCAACCTAACTTGAAATAAGAATGTAAAATGTTTGCTTTTATTTCATTTTGACAGATGCAGGATATATTATACTCATATGAAAAAAATACCTCTCTCATCGTAAACAGATGCACCATTATCATTTCCACAGCGAATTGCACGGTCAAGAGCCATTATAGTGGCTATGGCTCCGTCAATCTTCTCTGTGGATTTTTCTTTGTCTGCTTTAATGTTGCCGGCAGGATCAGTTCTAATAAGAATGTTATCCATCATCCACCTTAGTACCGGATGACCGCCATGAGCAATTTTCTGCTCTAAAGTTAATTTCATAAGTTCCTTAGTAGGTGGTGACATATCCTTAAAACCCTGTCCAAAAGGCACTACCGTAAAGCCCATACCTTCCAAATTCTGCACCATCTGCACAGCACCCCATCTATCAAAGGCTATTTCTCGGATATTATATTTCAAACCCAAATCCTCTATAAATTTTTCAATATAGCCGTAATGTACCACATTGCCTTCTGTTGTCTGCAAATAACCTTGTCTTTTCCAAACATCATATGGCACATGGTCGCGCTTAACACGCAAGTCTATAGTTTCTTCCGGTATCCAAAAATAAGGTAATACGACATATTTGTCTGATTCATCCTCAGGGGGAAACACTAAAACAAAAGCAGTTATATCTATTGTGCTTGAAAGATCAAGACCACCATAACAAACTCGTCCACACAACTGTTCTTCGGCTACCTTAAAGTTACAGGCATCCCATTTATCCATGGGCATCCAACGAATTGCCTGCTTTACCCACTGGTTTAATCTAAGCTGCCTAAATGAGTTCTCTTCGCCAGGATTTTGCTTTGCTGACTCGCAGGCAGCCTTTACCTTATCTATACCAACGGTAATATCTAAAGATGGATTAGCCTTCCTCCAAACCTTAGGATCAGTCCAATCATCGGACTCCCCCGCTCCATATATTACTGGATAGAAAGTACTGTCATGTTTTCTGCCTTCTATGATATCTTTTGCCTTTTGATGAGTTTCATAACAAATGGAATTAGTGTCCGTTCCAGCTGTAGTAATAAGAAAATACAAGGGCTGCATTCTTGCGTCCCCGGAGCCTTTAGTCATAACATCAAAAAGCTTTCTATTAGGCTGGGTGTGCAATTCATCAAAGACAACGCCATGAATATTAAACCCATGTTTAGAATATGCTTCAGCAGATAGGACTTGGTAAAAGCTGTTTGTTGGCAGATAGATAATACGTTTTTGTGATGCCAGTATCTTAACTCTTTTATTTAATGCAGGACACATACGCACCATATCAGCAGCTACATCAAATACAATAGTTGCCTGTTGGCGGTCAGCCGCACACCCGTAAACCTCGGCTCGTTCTTCCCGATCACCGCAGCAAAGAAGAAGTGCTACCGCAGCCGCAAGTTCACTTTTTCCCTGTTTTTTAGGTATTTCTATATATGCCGTATTAAACTGCCTATATCCATTTGACTTTAATGTGCCAAATACATCCCGTATAATCTGCTCCTGCCAATCTATAAGTTCAAACGGTTTGCCCGCCCATGTCCCCTTGGTATGGCAAAGGCATTCAATAAAACCTACGGCATAATCAGCTGCGGCTTTATCGTACACCGAGCCTTTAGCTTTGAACTTTGTTGCCTTATACCGTTTTAGCTTTCTCAAACACCTTCACCTTCTTCACAAATAAAAATAGCCGCTATATAGCGACTACACGAGGAACAGCCCCTTACGGGACCGTTCTATTACTATTTTGTTTAGTTATGCTCTTTAATCAATATTGCTAGGATAATTTCAACATCTTCATCCACCGGCTTAATATCCCGGCCCCTATCATAGCTTACAACCGCTTTGCCATCCAGGGTAATTCATGCTTTACTGCTCTCCGGTTAGGATAAATCTAACATATTCTTTATGATGTTCTTCTAAAAAAACTGCTAGTTCATAATAGCCGTATTCATTAGCAATGTACTGCATCATATTAGTATCAAACATATTTGTACGGCCGGAGTCGCGAATGGCTAAGATTTGCTTTCTAACAATCTCATTCATCACTGCACACCGCCATCCCGCACTCCAGCTTGCCGTATACATTGCTGTAGCGCTCTTTCTCACTGCCCTCGGTCTGCATCAATGCTTCAAGAAAATGTTTCTTAGCATCTGAGATGTCTTCCCATTCGTCCGTTTTGCCGTAACAGATGGTCTTCACAGGGGTAAGCTTTCTGCATAGATCCTCACCGTAAATTACATTAAGTCCAGAACCGTTATCCCAAGCTACTAAAATTGAGCCTGCATCATCCACACCTCTTACTGTGCCGCGAGTTCCTATGGGTGGCGCTTGACAGTCGTCCATTCGGACCAATTCTACCCTAGTACCTTTTGGATATTTTTCCTTTAAGGCCCTAATACGTTCTTTACTTGGAAATCTCATTTTTGCTTACCTCCGTTTTAAAAGCTGCAGAGCCTGTCAAATTTTTAAGCAGTACTTTTCTAGTTTCCTTGTACTCTTTGCCTATAAAACCAAGTCTTAAAAGGAAACATCTGAAGGCGAACTTTTCGTTCTCTACCGGATGTGCCTTTGAAGTTACTCTTTTCTGCTCTTTGGCTAGTTTTACCAAGGCGCAAACAAATCTGCTGTATGCTTCACCCTCGTGGCTACCGGTGGGATTTAAACTAAACCAAGGGAAGGTTATTCTATCCTCTCCTTCAATAACCTCCGGCAGCTCCTTAAGCCCAAGTGCCTTTTGAATAAGCTCTCCCTTTGCTGCTAAGAGGTTGTTTAGATTCTCCCAAGTTTCTGGAGTAAATCCATCCTTAGGTAGGACAATGGTTAAGTCCACAGACTCAAACGCTTCAGTAGTTTCAGGCAGGTCTTTCACAAGCTTGTCTGCCAGCTTTTCCTCTTTGGAAGTAAAACCTTTTTCCTTAAGAGCTGCAAGAAGTTTTTCCATTGCAATTTCGTTTACTTCCTCGCCCCAGCTTAATGTGTTGTCCTTAGAAAGGTTTAAGCTGCCGATTTGATAAGCACAGCTTGGAACCCTAAGATACTTTGCTTTTTCCAGGGTAAGCTCCTCTAATACCTTAACTAATTCTTTTCTGTTTTCAACCTCAAAATGTACCTTCATGATACTGCCTCCCTTTTGTTTTGGTAGGTACATATTCGCTCTTAATCTACTTATTAGCAACTCATTTAGGCTCATATCATCTAGTATACTTTTAGGCTTGCTGCTTCAGCCAAATCTGAAAATTTATGTGTTTTTCCATTTCTTACAACGCTTACAGCATCGCTTATTCCAACCTGCTCAATATAACGTTTAACTATTACATCACAGAACTTTTCATCCAACTCTACTGTATAGCAAATTCGCTTAGTCTGCTCTGAGGCAATAAGTGTACTGCCACTCCCGCCAAATGGGTCTAAAACAATGCAGTTACTAAGGGAAGAATTAAAAATTGGATAAGCAATTAAAGACACCGGCTTCATGGTTGGATGCTCAGCATTTTTCTTAGGCTTATCAAATTCCCAAATGGTAGATTCTTTTCTGCCTGTATACCATTGGTGCTTACCTTTCTTCTTCCAGCCAAAAAGTACCGGCTCGTGCTGCCATTGATAAGGACTGCGCCCTAAAACCAGGCTCTGCTTTTTCCAGATGCAGGTGCCGGACAAATAGAATCCGGCATTGCTAAATGCCTTACGGAAGTTCAATCCTTCAGTATCCGCATGAAAAATATAAATGCTGGCATCTTGAGCCATAACCTTTTCTGTATTACTAAAGGCATCAAAAAGGAATTGGTAAAAGGCCTCATTGGTCATATTGTCGTTTTTAATCTTCCCGGCACCGCCTTCATAGTTGACATTATAAGGCGGGTCCGTTACTACTAAATTTGCCTGCTTTCCATCCATAAGCATGGTGAAGGTGTCTTCTTTTGTAGAATCACCACAATACAATCTGTGATTACCTAAAAGCCACAAATCACCGGCTTTTGTAATAGCAGGCTTTTTTAATTCTTCGTCTACATCAAAGTCATCATCTTTGATATCTTCTCCCGTGTTAAAGAGTTTGTCTAATTCTGCTGTTTCAAACCCGGTTAGGGAAACATCAAAATCTGCCCCCTGCAAGGATTCGATTTCAATACGCAATAGTTCTTCATCCCAGCCTGCATCCAGAGCAAAACGGTTATCTGCTATGATGTAGGCTTTCTTTTGTGCCTCGGTTAGGTAATCCACCAATACGCAAGGCACTTCTGTAATACCCTCATCTTTAGCAGCAAGGATTCTCCCATGTCCGGCAATTACTCCATAGTTGCTGTCTATAATAACCGGATTTATAAAACCAAACTCCCTTAGGCTGGAACGAAGTTTCGTTATCTGCCCTTGGGAGTGCGTTCTTGCATTATTTACATACGGCACCAATTTACCAATTGGCACGAGTTTCATTTCTGTGGTTTTCTTGTCCACTAGCTTATCTTCCTTTCCAGTATTTTCTTAAGTCCTTTATAAGCTCCCAGCGCATCACCAGACCTAGCTTGTCCTTTTAAAGTGCATAGCTGCTGGCGAGTAAGTTTATCTTTGTGTAAGCCTATAGTATTTCTAAACAGCCTAAGATGAAATTGCTCTTCATTAGTCATTTTCTTTTCTCCCTTGAGCGTAAAAGCTGCTCCATAAAATCGTTCTGATTAGTTGGCCCAGAATATTCTGTTGCAGTGTTTTCACGAATGACTGAAAATATCTCGTTCCACAGCCTATTAGCCTGAGACAAATAATTCTGTCCAATGCTCACATAGGGTGAGGCAATAGCTCCACCAGTAGTCGGATGTTTTGCTAAATACCCAGTTGCCGTTATTATTTCTTCGCAATGTTTCCATCTAGCTGCAGCCATTGCATACCGTTCTAACATCTGCGGTGAAATAAAAGAAACACATCCGCGTTTATTAAGCCAGTCCCAGGTTTGCTCATAAATTTCTTTGGCCTGCAAAACTCGTCCATCCTTTTGCGTGGCTGAGAGCATCTCGCTAGGCCTAGGCATTTCTGCACCCTGCATATCCGGTAAATCTTTAAAGTCCATAACCATCAGAGGTCTTTTACCCGGATTTCCTTCAGCAAGCTTATCCGCCAAAGGCTTACTGGGACGTCCTCCCGTACCCGGACTGGGTCCTCTTTTTCCCAATTTTGCACCACCTCCTTAAACACCGGGGTTAATCCCCCTAAAACTTTCGCGTTTTTTTGCGTGAAGCCCCCCGCCCGTGCCTCCCTTTACAGGGTTTTGAGATTTGACCTCCCCCTACCTGCACCTTTTTTACTTGATTTTTTAAACTTTTCATACTATATTTAAGTTAGATATATTTTCTAACCAAAGTCCGAAATAGATTTGAACTGATGATTTTTGAAAGGAGTGTCACCATGTTTAAAAAAACTTTTAAACGAACCACCTTCACAATAATGTTTTTCTTGCTTTTATTTTCCTTTGCAAACATATCTTTTGCAGAAGAATCTTCTACCTCAAACTTTAAGTTATATAGCACTGCTAATATGTATAACTTTATTGAGCTCGACACACGTAGTGGGAAGATGTGGCAAGTGCAATTTTCAAATAAAGATGAATCAAGGTTTACCACTATTTTAAATAGCGTTAACTTATCCCCAGACAATGATAGTACTACTGGAAGATTCGCTCTTCATCCCACTCAAAATATGTATACTTTTATTCTCTTAGACCAAATTAATGGCAAAACTTGGCAAATTCAATGGTCCTTTGACGCGGATAAACGACTAGTACTTCCCATTATTTAAGGTGTTTTTATTTACCTTTTAAGTACTCATGGATACTCAATGATTTGCAAACATTGCTTCTGTTAGAAAGGAATAAGCTTATGGTAAAAAGACAAAGCAGGCTCCTCTCACTCGTTGCAATAACCGTATTGCTTCTTTTGTTAGCATTTGCAAACACATCCTGCATGAACAATGCATCAACTTTATACTCTCAAAATACCGGTAAGGTATTTGAGATTTATAGCACACAGAATATCTATAACTTGTTAAAACTAGACACCCGAAATGGAAAAATCTGGCAAGTGCAGTTCTCCGTCACGGACGATGCTCCCCGGGTTGTCGTTCCACTAAACCAGGTTGATTTGTCCTCAGACAACGGAAAAACTGTAGGACGCTTTTCTCTTCACCCCACCCAAAATATGTATAATTTTATTCTCCTAGACCAAATTGATGGCAGCACTTGGCAAGTCCAATGGTCCTTTGAGAAGAACACTCGAGGCATCATCCCTATCAACTAATGGAACAAATCAGAGTCGCTCGTCATACCGAGCGGCTCTTTTTTTATGCCATCTATCTCCACGCTCTGCATGAATCCTTGCATGGCACTCTTTGCATAAAGCAATAAGGTTTCTTCGGTCATGCGTACCGCCTTCAGCTAATGGCAGCTTGTGATGAATCTCTGCGGTCTTAACATACCTTCCAACAGCCATGCACTGCTCACACACTGGATGCTCCGCAGCATAGCTGTCACGGATTCTTTTCCACGCTCTGCCGTACCTACGCTTGGTTGCAGGGTTTCTGTCGTATCTTTCGTAGCGTTTATTTTCTTCTTTTTCATGTTCTTCGCAAAACCTGCCCTCAGTAAGCTTTGGACAGCCTGGAAAAGAACATGGTCTTTTAGGCTTTCTAGGCATTGCTTTCTCCTTAAATTTAGGCATAATAAAAGCCCTGTTGGTATCGTGACCAACAAGGCTCTCGTTCTATTTTTCTTTGCTGATTATACTATATCACAACTACGACCATTGCAAACCATTGCAAACCATTGCAACTTTTAAATTTATCGCATTTTCCGGCAGCTTTATTTTACTTATCGCCTTGTTATGCCACCTTTGTACAGTAACCGGGTCAGCATTAAGAAGTTCTCCAATCCTTGGCCAGGTATAGTTGTGGATGTATCTGTACCTTAAAACAGTCTGCTCCTCAGGCTTGTCCACTTGCCTAACCAGTTCCTGTATTTGATTCTTTAAATTAACCATCTGTGCCAATTCAACCATTACTCGTTCTTCCATCTTCCACAGCTTTTCAAGGGTATGATTATAAGGGGCATCGGTATTCCGACTGGCATTATAATGCTCCTCGAAGCCTGGACTTGAAATACTCTCAGCCATTTTTCGCAGCTCTTCACATTCCATCATATCAGCCTTTATTCTCTGATCTAAAAAGTAGGCTTGTCGTAAATATTCTTTAACTAACACGATTAACCTCCTCATCTAGTTCGCTAATTAAAAATTCAGCATTAAGCTCTGTCAAAATTCCAAACCAATCGGAATGAAAAAATCTTAAACACTCCTTCTTCAAAGCCTTAGCCTCAGAGTTATTTCTGCCTCTTGCAAGCTTTTTATTTGCGTTTCGATAATCCTTTACCGCTTGCAAAACTATTTCATTGGCTAGTTTTTCATACGCTCTTAGCACAATGCCTCACCTCCAAGTTAGCTTTAACAGCTTTTATTAGCTCCTCCTGCGTCTTTTCCTTGCACTCCAAGGCAAGTGTCACGTTATTATCAATCGTGTCCTTACAGACAATATGGTGAATTATAACGCTACGTTTCTGACCTTGCCTGCACAGCCTAGCATTGGTTTGTTGATACAATTCTAGACTCCAGGTTAAACCAAACCAGATGAGCGTTGAGCCGCCTGCCTGCAAGTTTAAACCATGACCGGCTGATGCTGGGTGGATAACCGCAACAGGTATTTTTTCTTCGTTCCAATCATCTATATCCTTGCTCTCTTTTAGTTCACGAACCTTAAAACGTTTTTTAATTCTCTCTAGGTCATGTTTAAACCAATAGGCAATTAAAACCGGTTTGCCATTAGCACCTTCAAGTAAATCCTCCAAGGCATCCAGCTTACGATCATGAATTACTATTGGTTTACCGTTTTCATCATAAACTGCACCATTAGCCATTTGTAAAAGCTTATTAGAAAGTGCTGCGGCATTCACAGCATCTATTTCAGTTTCTCCTATGGCCAGCACCATCTCCGCTTTAAGCTTGTCATACATTTCACGCTCTTTGTCAGAGAGTGTTACAACTACTTTATTCATTAGGCATTTTGGCATATCTAGATAATCCTCCGATTTCATGGAAATGGTGATATCAGCGATAAGCTTATAAATATCTTTTTCAACTCCTTCTTTAGGTTTGTAGGAGAATATGCTCTGTTGATTGCGTTTATCCGGCACGAAGAAGGTGTTTCTAAAACCTGTAATGTACCTTCCCAATCTCTGCCCTAAGTCAAGCAGCCTAAACTCTGCCCACAGGTCCATAAGACCATTAGAACTAGGAGTCCCAGTAAGACCTACAATTCTTTTGACCCTAGGTCTTATTTTTAAAAAACTTTTAAATCTTTTACTGCTTGCAGCCTTAAAGCTGGAAAGTTCATCGATAACCACCATGTCAAAATCAAAGTAGATACCGCTTTTATTTATAAGCCAGTCTACATTTTCGCGGTTGATAAGATAAATATCTGCTTCAACCTTCAAAGCACGCAACCTTTCAGCTTCGCTACCCATTACTACAGAATATCTAAGGTTTCGTAGTTGCTTCCATTTTTTTATTTCTGCCGGCCAAGTATCTCTAGCTACCCTAAGCGGCGCTATAACAAGCACCTTTTCTACTTCAAACCGGTCATACATCAGTTCTGAGATAGCCGTTAAAGTAATAGCCGTTTTTCCTAACCTAAGCCCATATCCAAAAACAAAGCAGCAGCTTTATGCTCTAAAATATGTTGAACGGCATACTTTTGATATTTGTGCGGTATGAACTTCACAAGGCATCACCTCCAATCTCGTCAAGCGTGGTTTGTGCAAGTTCTTTGCTATCTACCACTAAGCACTTAAAACCTAACTTCGCTATTTGTTTCATTCTTTTTATTTGTAAAGCTCTCGGCTTTTTACCCGGTGCCTTTAATTCAACAAATGCAATTTTCCCTCCCGGCAAAAGTAATATTCTATCTGGCACTCCGTCCATGCTAGGACATATGAACTTTAAACAAAGTCCGTGCCTTTTTTTTGCTTCTTTCACAAGGTACTCTTCTATCTCTATTTCACGCATTATTATGCCCTCCATCAAGATCTATTTTTAAAAAGGTGCAGTGAGGTGAAGGGTCTATATAGAACTATGTATAAGAGATAAAAATATATCTATATATATAGTTATGGGAATACCCTGCCCCTGCCTGCACCCACACCATTCAAACGCTCTGCCAGACTGCGTTTCGGCGGTTTTACTGCCCTGCACCCAAGAACTCCGATTTCAGACTTAAACCACGAATCACGATTCCTTTTTTAGTCTTTTTGCGCTCAAAACCGTTAGAGTCCAGTGCCATATAAAAATCTGCCGCGCTGCGTATAAACTCTCCTGACTGCATACAATAACTCCGATAGTTGTTATACGTTTCACCGGATTTAGCCATATGACCATCACCGACCTCGCAGCATTCACTTAGAAAATGACCGAGCCAGTCATTATTTTCTCTATAAGTTTTAATAGCATTATCCACCCTTGCTGGGTTACTGATTTTGTACTCTGAGGTAATCGCCATCTGTGCTCCTTCTATAACCCACGCCAAAATGGCACTGCCTGCCTTTTCATAAAGAAAATCAGCATAGTTTTTTATATCTGTACTGCCTTCAATCTTGGCATCAAAAGGAATAACTATCAGCCGGCGCCAAGTACCGGCATCAATTGCCCCCACCCGTGGCAGGTGATTGGTATAAAGCACCAAAGTATGGGTGGGAATATAACTAAAAGGGTCCTTATATTTCTTCTCTGCATAGATTTCATCCGTGGAGCAAAGCTGTTTTACATTTGATGTATTAAGGCGCATCCCTTCCTCAAGTTCTGCGGCAATCAATAGTCTTTTGCCCTTTGCTTCGGCCAACTCAGGCTTGACATTGCGTCTGCAACCAACCGTTAGCATATCCGCGGAGATATTACCGCTATAAGAGCCAAGCACTCTAGATACCACATTCCAGAAGGTAGATTTACCGTTTCTTCCTTCACCGTAAGCTATGATGAGAGCCTCCACATAAACTTTTCCAATAGCAGCCAGTCCTACAATACTTTGAACATAATTAATTAGCTCCATATCCTCACAAAAGAATATATCTAGAGCCTTAAGCCAAAGATCCTTGCCCTCTTCTCCGGGTTCTACTGTTGTCTGTTTGGTTATATAGTCTTCGGCTTTATGCTCGCGCGGCTTTTCTAAACCCACTCGCAGATCATATGTTCCTAGTGGCGTGTTTAAAAGAAATTCATCCGCATCTAAAATTCTTTGGTTAATTTCTAGCATAGGCCGAGCCTCTTTAAGGCAGGATGTGATATTCTTTGACTCCCTGCGTTTTAAGGCATAATTTCTATAGGCGGCAGCCTCCTCGTATAACTCATAGGCACGCGACTGCTCCTTAGAAAAGAGTGCTACTGCTTTCTTTGGTCCCATCGTAGCTAAAAGCTCCATCGCTCCGTTCTTAACTAATTCTTGTCTTGTACGCTTCATCTCACTTTCGGCTTCTTCGAGTTGTTTATCTGTTAGCGCTTGAGAAATAGCTTGAGCCTTCGGCTTTGACTCCTCCCAAAAGCTGCCGTTATAGACGATATAATCGGTCTGCGGAGAATATCTTAATTTATCACCGTATTCCTTTTTCATCACTGTTGCTTGCCCAACATCTGAATAATCCAACGGTTTAAAACGTAAATCAGCATTATATTGTTCCGGGGCGATATATCCTTTTTGCTCTGAAACCAAACTGCCAAACCTAGTGGCACTACGCCAGATAGTGCTCAGCTCATTTTCGTCTAACGGCGGATTACATTTTTCTGCGGCCTGCATAAATATCTCATGGGCCTCGGACGTATTGCCATATCTTTTGATGATCTTACCTGCAAGATGACTCATCGTGCTGTTACGTTTTCCTTCCGGCACTTTTTCAAGTTCTTTATCCCAGTTTGAAAACGCAAGTCCCTCTAGGTAGTCAGTAATTAATGCGCTGCCGTCATAAAATTCTACTTCCGGCTCTTCAGTCCCAAACAAAAACCTTGCTGAATCCAAAGCATTGCTATCAAAATAAGGAAACGCCGCTGCTATCCTTTGTTTTATTTCTGTATATTTTGCGCGATCAGTAATAACCTCCACAGGAAAATAAATATGAAACCTTGGTCTTGCACTCTTATTTCCTTTGGCTTTCATGTTATTGCGGGAATACACAATAGCAAAGCTAACACCATCGAATGCCATAGCCACATCAACAGATGTCACCCAGTCTTTAGGGTTATCTGAGTGATCGTTATCACAATCCATAGGAATAACGTCCGAATTTATAAAATTAGCTTTACTGCGATAGCCTTCTTTATACGACGCCATAACATGGTCTTTTCCCACCGCCGCAATAAGCGTTTCCTTGTCTTTTATTGCTATTTTATTGGTATAAATACAATTTTTCAGATTACCAATGCAATCTGCTGTATATAAGGTAAAGTTCATAATTCCGCTACCTCCTGCAGCTCTTCACTAAAATATTTGATTTTCATGCAGCGTTTTTTAGCAAGACGTATCTCATGCTCCATGCCAGATGAAATGCTACTACCAAACACCCACAACTCTTCGCTTTTACCTAAAAGAACGTAGTTTATATGCCTTGCCAGGCTTCGCTCACTTGGATTGTTATCGTCCATAAACTGTGTATATAACAGATGCGGAGTCAGAGGTATGCAGTTCTTTTCTAGTGCAAATCGGCTATATTTCTTTGCTCTAGGGACGTTAATTTCTACATTTCCTGCATAAGGAGAGCAGATATAAACTAGCGGCATATAGGAAGCTACTGCCTCCTCTCTTGCCACTTTAGACAGTGCCTCGTAACTTGTCATATCTTTATAGCCTTCGCTGTTAAACTTGCTGATTGCCATTATCTAGTCCTCCTGTTCAATTAAAGGAATAATACCGTCAGCTTTTAGCAGGTCATAGATAAATAATCTTCCTGCCTGGGTCCAATAGGTATGCACGTGATTGTGGTATGCACCGTCATTGCCAAGAGTATTAAAAGTCTTAGTGCTGGTATATCCTCTTTCGGCATATTTCTGGTATAAAAGCCAAATCTTGCCCTGTTTAAACTGAACATTATTTTCACAAAGGTAATTGTTCATTTTCTTAGCGCTCCAGCCGTAGTCCTTAGCGATAACAGAAATAGGCACTAGATCCTTGCAGTTCAAGACAAGGTCATAATAACTAACCTTTGGTTGCATCTCACTAATTTGCTGATTTTGCACTGCTACCATACGTTCAAGACTAAGGTTTTGACTCTTCATCATCTCCAGTCTTTGGTTTGCAATACTTAAGGCTCTTGCCATTATGGCCTCTGGCGAATTCCAGTTCTCCTCAACTTTAATAAAATATTGACGGAAATCCCTACCAATAGCACTGCGCTGCAGCATACATAATTCCTTAGCCATAGCGATAGATAACTTGTGATCGTTAGAGGGTCTGCCACCTGTACTTTCGCTCAAAAATGAGCTAAAGTCTGTATTTTCTACAAACCCATACTCGCGCATCCTAGGAAACCAATCCTTGTAAGCCGTCTTCACCTGCAAGGCTCTGTGTAGCTCTCTGCCGCTTACGGTTAACTGCCCTCCATCAAAGCTGATTTTAATTAAGTCTTTCATTTTGAATTCCTCCTAAAAAAATATGATTAGAAGGTTTAACCTTCTAACCATAAGCGAAAAATTCTACGAAATCGAACCCTCAATAGTTAATCTTTTTTATAAAAATCACATTCATAACCATCTGCCATTAAAAGTAAGCCTTTAGCCCAAGGCGGAGTTCTTCCCATCTGCTCACAAATGGTAGTTAGCGACATTCTTTTATCTGCCTCAATAACAATTTCATCATGAACATGAGCGACAATTGCGCAGTTTTTTAAAGTCAGCATGGCAAATACAAGTAAATCCCTAGCAATAGCCTGCGTTATATTTTCGCAAAGCTTTGGTCCATAGCTTTCTAGTCTCTCCCATTTCTTTGTCATGCCAATCCCCTCATAGGTAATAGACTCACCACCAAACCTGCTCTCACCAATCCTTGGCTTAACGTAGGCCAGCTTTCTACCGGAAGGAAGTGTAATAAAAAGAAAACCACTTTGATATTCAAAATGAATGCCGTGCGTTTTTGTAGCAATGCGCATTTTAATAGCGTCTTTTGCCGCCTTATCTACCGCCCACCATAAGCTAACTATATTAGAATTAGCGAATCGCCATGCATTCACTAACGGTTTTAGTTCTTCCTCCTTAAGTCCCATTTCCAGTGCTCCCATTGCCTTAAGAGCACCTGTAGATCCACCATACCCGCAGGCTAGTTCAGCAATCTTACCTTTTTGCCTGAGCTGGCCATTTATTCCATGCTTTTTTACGGGAACTTTGAACATCTTACTTGCACTCATACAATAAATATCGCCGCCTTCAGCAAATACCGTCTGCCGCCAATTTTCACCTGCGAGCCAGGCTATTACTCTCGCCTCTATCGCACTGAAATCTGCCACAATAAACTTTCTATCGTCCTGCGGCACAAATGCGGTTCGGATAAGCTGAGATAAGGTATCCGGCACATCTTCATAGAGCAAAGATAATGCATCGAAATTACCCTCTTTAACTAAAGCTCTAGCCTGCTTTAAATCTGCCATATGGTTTTGAGGTAGATTTTGAAGTTGCACTAAACGACCTGAAAATCGTCCGGTTCTATTAGCACCATAAAACTGAAACATTCCATGCACCCTGTTATCTGCGCAGAGTGCATTTTTCATTGCTGTATATTTTTTAACTGATGATTTAGAAAGCTTTTGTCTGAGCCGCAGCACTTCGCTAAGCTCCCCATGTGCTGTTTTTAAAAGCTCAGCTACCTGTTTTTTACTAAGATTATCTGTTTCTAAGCCGTTAGTAGCAAGCCAACCTACAACCTGTTTTACAGAATTAGGATTTTCTAAATTTGTGAGCGCCTGCATTTTGCTATTAAGTTCAGCTTTAACCTTTTCATCTAACTTTATGGCATTATCAACAAACTCTGAATCTATGCCAATCCCTCGATCATTTATCTCCTGATCAAGGCGGTATTCTTCCCAAATGCTCTCTGGCACAGGAAATTTCGCTAGTTTTGTCTGTATGGCGATTTCTGTTTCTACATCACGTAAGTTATAGTCTTTAAACTGCTGCCATTTATCCATATTATGCTCTGGAAGATTTCTCGTACGTTCTCCGTTAGCCTTGGTCGGCAAACAAGGACAGCAGAAATATTTAATAAGGCTTTTGCCTTCTTTAAGCTTTTGTTTCTCAAGGCCCAATACTGCCCCCACACCTTCAAGTGATAAAGGCAGTCCTAGTGTTGCCGACCAAACCATAGTGCAATGCCAGCTTGTAGGCTCTAGCCATTCCATAAAATAGATAGACAGAGCTATTCTCTCAAAAGTAGCATTATATGCCCATTTAATAACACTATCGTCCTTAAGTGCCGCAACAATATCTTCTGGTATCTTCTCACCCATTGCTAAATCAACGACCTGCACTTCACCGCCGTCTACGCTGTAACCAAATAACAAGATTTCAAAATTCGGAGAGGCGGCATACCTATATACCCCGCACTTTTGTAAATCTATGTCAGAATACGTTTCTAGGTCTAAACTTATACACTGCATAACGTCACCCTCCTTAAAAAGTAAAGCGGCAAAGGTTGCCCTTATGCCGCCTACGTATTATTTTAAATAACCATTTCCTTTAAGTTTTGCCACACCGCTTTTGACCAATCTGTAGATACTCTTAAGCACGGTATGCGTAAAATCCAATAAGGCATATATGGCAACCATATAGATAATAGCTGCTCCTGCTGTGACAACTAGTTGCTTTTGAAATTCGTAGCTAAACATAAAGCCTGCCCCCTTTACGCCAAGAAGTCATTGTCTTCTAACGTAGTGAAATCATCTACAGCCGTAGGTCTGCCGCCTAAAGAATCACCATCTTTAATCTTTTGGATATTACCAAGACCACAAGCAACACCTTTATTGCCGTTGGAGTTAAAAGCATAAAAGCTTAACGAAACTCTGCCGTAGCAACCACTATATACTTCATCCCTATCCAAGATAGGTTTAACTGCTTTATCTACGATTTGAGGAGCAGTCTTACTATTAGCATTGATGAAATAGTGCCCTTTATAGGCATCGTCATCACGTTCTATATCGCCGTCTCTTAGGGGCAATTTAATTGCAGCTCTATTAGGTTTCTTACCGCCAAATTTAGTAATGCCTTCTTCAATAGCTGCATCAATAGCATTGTTGATAGCATCTACCGTTTCTTTATCGGTTTTAGGGATAAGTACGGATACGCTGTATTTAGGCTCACCGCCATTGATGCTTGCAGGCTCCCAACCGTGGAAATAAGATAAACGAGTATTAACACCGGTAATAACTTTAGTTTTGTTCATGTTTGCCATAATTTTAATCCTCCGTAATTTCGTTAAATTCGTTTTTTGCGTTTGTAACATTTAGGGCGGGTCGTTTGTCCGTTACCGGAACTAAAGTAGGCTTGCCTGGTGCTTTGATGATAAGAGCTCCCAACACCTCTTCGAACTTGGTTTTGCCCATCAGTTTTTGCATTTCAGTTAAGGTAATAAGGTTTTTGCGGTAAATATCCGTATACCCATTATCTTTTGCTGCTGCAGCAACTTTTTCTTCATCGCTGTACTTACGTATCGAACGTCCTTCTACAACCTTAAACCCTGTCCACTCTTTACCGTGATTTACCGCTGCCTCTGTAGCATAGGCTAAAATATCATTAGACCACTTGGTAATGCCCGGAATAGCAGTAAGGATTTCTTCTATTTCAGTATCAGTTAAAAGCGGTGGCATTTTAAACTCTACCTGTGCAAATTTTAATTTGTCCTCAGCTCTTGCCCTACAACAAGCAGATGCCCTACAGAACGTACACCATTCGCCTGAAGCATACTCGCCTTCACCTTTTAAAGCCATTTCAGCTTTTGGCTTTAGCTCATTTTCTGCCCAAGCCTTAAGTTCCGCCACAGAGATGCTCCAAGAGCTAACGTTATCCCTTCTAGGCTGAAAAATAGTCATGACAACTGTCTTAAAATTATACAAATCTTCAAACAGCCTCAAACCGCCCAAGGCATAACATTTTAGCTGGCTGTTGTCCTCTGCATCTACGAGGATTCCTCGCCCATATTTGAAATCGATGATCCGCAGAGCTTCATCGGACACTATAAGACAATCTGCTGTTCCAAAGCCGCCCGGTACATAATGAGAAAAGTCCACTTTCTGCTCAATTAGCATGATTGGGTCAGCGCAGATTTGCTTTACAAGCTCCAGTTGCTCCATAACAAATGCGGCATAGCCATCTGAGCACACTTCCATTTCATCACTGTCATAAATAGAAACCGGACGCTTACTACGTTTGCGAAGTAGCTTTTTAATCTTATGTTCACACAAAGCATGAGCCGCTGTTCCTTCTTGCGCTGCTTGACTATTATTATCTTCAAACTCGCTCTCAAGAAGAACGGAAGGTGTGCAGTGAAGCCAGCGGTGTGAACCTGATGGAGATAACTTTGCGTGGCTATTTGGCATTTGCTAGTACCTCTGCCTCCTTTAAAATCGCTGCATATTGAGACGGCTCAACATCTGAAAGTCTGCTGCCGCCATGCTTTTGAATAAGCTCTCGAACCGCCGCAGTTTTCCCAGTTTGACTAATTTCTGCAAGCTTTCCGCGCACTTCCTCCAAACTAATTTTTTTTACTTTAGCAGGAGTTTTTTCATGCTCTTTCGCAGTTTCGCCAGGAAGGCTATCACAAATAGTTTGTAAGTTTTCTGCCAGGATATAAATAATCGCTACTAAAGCTTGCAAATCTTCTTTTTGCACCATCACACCGCACCTCCTTCCTTAACTTCTCTGATGTCCACGGTTGTTACAGATTGCCCCGGTTTTAAGAGATACACCTGCGTAAAATCTCCAAAGAAGAATCTTAGAATTCTTGCCGGAAGTTTCATCTGCGCTCCACGCAAAACCGTAGTGTTGCTACCGTCTGAAGTAGCCACGTTAATGGTTACCTTGTGTTTTAGATCCATAGCTCTCGCTCCTTTCTGAAGGTTTTTATTGTCCCCTTCATGTATAAGCGAAAAAACAAGGGAGTTCGAACCCCTATTTTTGAAGTTTTTTAGAAAGGTTAGAATATATTTTTTTAAGCCGGTTACGAATTGCCGCCTCAGTAACCCCTTCTTCTGCAGCGATATCCACGTTGGTACGGTTATCATAAAACTTTTTCCGTATAAGTTCCTGCTGCTGGGGTTGAAGAGTTTTGATGGCTGCTTGAACTTTTTTAATCCTATTTTCACAGGTAATAGCATCCACAGCCTGAAGAATGCACTCTAATGGATTAGCCATATAACTTTTTTCTTCAACCGCTAAATCTGAAAATCTTGAATTAGCTTTTGTATCGTTAGATATCGGACTGTTCCTATTTCTCTGTAGCCAATCTTCTTGCCCATTAAATCGCAATTGTACCCGATACTCTTCCCGCTTTTCAGCATTAACCATTTTGTCGTCCGCATCGTGTAAGTACGCTATCCACTCATCCCCTACATCTCCCGGGGTTAAAAAAATCTTCTTTCCCGCCGCAGTGTAATACACGTAGTTGATGCGGTTCTTCTCCGCTGTTTTGGATTTTCTCATTTAAGGTTCCGCCTTTCCGTCCCGGCATAGGCGGCGGAATACAAAAAGAGCCTGTGGTGAAGATGACCACAGACTCCGCTTGTCCTAAAAAAGGGCACACGAAATAACGGTGGGTGCATCTTCATTCCAAACACAGTCTTTTCACTGTGTTCTGAACTCTTATGCATCCCGCCGTCCGTATGCGCACTAGGACTTTGAGATTGATTTTGTTGAGCCTTATTTTCCCGAAGCTCAACGGGTTTTGACTTCTAACGATAAGAAGTTCAAATATGCTTCGTAAGGAGAACTATTTTCAAGAATTTTGTTGTTTGTTTGCACAAAATGCTATATACTTAAATGTGAATAAATATGATTGAGTTGGTTTTAGCGGAAGTCTGGTTGTTATATACTTTCGCTATTATTCATCACACTTAATTCTTTTCCCTTACAAATTAAGTTTAGAAGATTTTCTATATATCTTCTTCGACTGAGATTTGGACATTATTCGGACAGACTAGGACATTATTCCGACAATTCGGACAAGGGTATTAATAAACTGATATGAAAGGGGTGCTTAGGTGAGATATACAGATTTTTTTGTGAAATTTTATATGGGCAGAAGCACCGGAGGCATCTTAGGGCATAAATCCAAAGAGAAGATACCAGAATACTTCATGAAAGCTGCATTGATCGAGGACTACTATGATCGTTTACCAACATCGAATAGCTCCTATGGTAAATGGTTTGATGGCACACGTAACCCGGAGGATGTGTTGTGGGGCTTGATTGTCTCCCATTTTGATGAAGATGGTTTTATTGATAAACTATCAAATGATTTAAATGATAGCGTGTTACGTGATATCATGATTAGCTTCAATATTGGGCTTCACGAAGGAGAAACCCCAGATAAGCGTCTTTTTGCATTTGCTTTAGCTAAGCAGTTTTATGCGATTGCTCAAGGCTGTGGTAATGCTGATGAAATTGCTAAGGATTTTTACATACCGGACGCCTATATAATTGCTTTTCCGGAATATGCTAATAGAACGAAATTAAAATATGAGAAAACAAAAACGCCCTTCTCGGATGGAGAAGAACGTCTATTAGAAGATGTTTATGTTTGTAATATATTGAGCAGCCGACTTTCAGCTACGAAGAACAGGCATAATAGAACTCAAGAAAGAACTATTTTGAACGCAAGTCTTGATTCGATTTCTGCATACTCCAATAGAGTCATTCTTGTTGCAAATGGAGGAATGGGTAAATCCATGATGCTTCAGCATCTATTCCTTGACTCTATTCAAAAGCATCTACAAACAGGAATACTCCCCATTATGATTGAACTTCGCGACTTCAGTGAAAGTAACGATTTATTCGACGATTATATTGTAAAGACAGCTGAGACATTTGATGAAAATCTGACTAAGAAAAAGATAGCAGATTTAATGTCATCGGGTAAATGCCAAATCCTTCTGGATGGGGCTGATGAGATTGATTTGTCGGATGTTAATTCCTTTCAGCGGCAAATAGCTGAGCTTATCGATAGATACCCATATAACCAATATGTAATGGCATCGAGAGATTGCGACATAATAAGAGGTGTACAAGGCTTCGCTAAACTCTATCTTCGTCCTTTTAATGGTGATCAGTCATCTACCTTAATTAATAATCTTTTAGCGGATTTAGAAGATGAGACTATAAAGGATGAGATAGCAGCTTTAACGGAGGGTGAGTATCTTAAAAAACATAGCGTTTTTGCTTCGAACCCAATGCTATTGACATTCGTTATCATGAAGCATTTGCACGTAAATCCCTTTGAGGGGAAAAAGAGACTGTTTTACAGAACAGTCTATGACGCCATTGTATATGGCCATGATGAGGAAAAGAAAGGTTATTCACGAGTATTTAGAAGCGCTCAGAATGCTGAAGAGTTCACAAAGGTGTTTAAAGAGTTTTGTGCCGTTACATACATGAAACACGAGACGGAGTTCGACCTCGACACATTTGATGGATACTTCAATAATCTTACTTCCAAGGACACACTTGAGAATCCAAACATCATGAGTAGTAAAAATTTTATCCATGATGCATGTACGACAGCCTGTATGATGTATGAAGAAGATATAAAGCTTTTGTACATTGATCCTGGCTTTCAGGAATATCTATTTGCTCTCTATTATTATTCAGCAGAGCCTGAAGAATTGGAAACACTTGGTCGTACGCTCTGGAATATACCGGTTATTGATTTTGACGGATATGACGCTTTCGAAATGTTATGTGAATTCTCATTAGGAAAGTTTGAGAACTGTTTACTTAAGCCCTATCTACATAATATTTTTAGCGCAACAACAGAAATTGAGAAGTTTGTAAAATTTCTAAGACACGGCTACAGTGAGTTTGAATATCAGGTAATCGACACTGACAAGATTGCAAAATATACCTCTGAAAATAATGCTGACTGGATCTCGTTGAAACCTATTATTATAGAACCTTCAAATATAATTTTTATGCTTTTGTTGCAACAGTTAGACATTGATAATTATTTGAGTTTGGAACCCTTGGAAGAGGCTTTTGATTACCCAGAGTTTATGACTGCTGGTATATTTGGAGAACTTTACTTGGATCCTGTAGATAGAAAGAAAACAATATCACCACATAGACTGCTGCGGCAACACACAATTGATGTACAAGCCTATGAAAGAACCCATGAGGTGGAAAGTTATATTCGTGACGATCAACAGCAACTTGTGTGTTTTGGGCATGAATACAAGATTGATTTTGATAAAGTACTAGAAACACCAGAAAATTATAGCGATTTAATCAATGTCTTGAAAACACCAGAAAATGATGTTTTGCGAGCTTACAACAAAGTGAAAAAATATTATGAAGAACTTATCAATTAAGATGAAAACTAATTCTCAAGGAAGGAGTTTGATTGGACATGAATAATCATCCAAATGAAATTGAGCGGTGGTTGAGCCTAGGAGAAATATCAAAACATGTAGGCTGTAGCAAGGATACAATTCGTGCTTGGATAAAAAAAGGAACCATACCTTATCACAAAGTAGGTAGATTGTATAAATTTAAGGTATCCGAAGTTGACGCTTGGATTGAGAGCGGCGCAAGCGCTGATGCAGATAAGAAAGATAAAACGGAGGGCATAGACCATGAATGATAGAAAAAAAGAACAAGAGCGTGAAGAATTACACCGAGCGATTTGGGCAATCGCAGATGATCTACGAGGTGCAGTAGATGGATGGGATTTCAAAAATTATGTGCTCGGAACTATGTTCTACCGATATATTTCAGAGAATCTAACCGCATATATTAACGAAGGTGAAATTGCCGCTGGCAACATCGACTTTGATTATGCCAAACTTTTAGACAAAGAAGCTGAAGAAGCGCGTGCAGACCTAGTGCAAGAAAAGGGATTCTTCATACTACCAAGCGAGCTTTTTTGTAACGTTAGAGCAAAAGCATCGCAGGATGAAAACCTAAATGAAACATTAGATCAAGTATTCAAAAATATCGAAGAATCTGCCAAGGGTAAAGCCTCTGAAAGTAGCTTTGATGGTCTTTTTGCTGACTTCGACGTCAATAGTAACAAGCTTGGTAGTACAGTCAAAAAGAGAAATGAAAGGTTGGCCAAGCTTCTTGATGGTATCGGTTCAATGAATCTCGGGTCTGTTAAGGACCACGACTTTGATGCTTTTGGAGATGCATATGAGTACTTGATGTCCATGTATGCTTCCAATGCAGGTAAATCTGGCGGTGAATTTTTCACCCCTGCTGATGTTTCTGAGTTGTTAACCCGCCTTGGTACTGTTGGCAAGAAAACCGTCAATAAAGTATATGACCCAGCGGTAGGTTCTGGTTCGCTTCTTCTCAAGGCATTAAAGGTTCTCGGAAAGGATGCTGTTACTACAGGGTTCTATGGTCAAGAAATTAACATTACTACTTATAACCTTTGTCGTATTAATATGTTTTTACACGACATAGGATTCGATAAGTTTGATGTGGCTTGTGAAGATACCCTTACTAACCCACAACACTGGGATGACGAGCCCTTTGAGTTAATCGTTTCAAATCCGCCCTACTCCATTAAATGGGCCGGTGATGATAACCCATTACTAATTAACGACCCTCGTTTCTCCCCAGCGGGTGTATTAGCGCCTAAGAGCAAAGCAGATATGGCTTTCATACTGCACAGCTTATCATGGCTAGCACCTAATGGAACAGCAGCTATTGTATGTTTCCCAGGCATTATGTACCGTGGTGGCGCAGAACAAAAAATTCGTAAATACTTAATTGATAATAACTACATAGATTCCATCATCCAATTACCTGGTAATCTATTCTTTGGTACTCCTATTGCTACCTGTATTATGGTCATGAAGAAAAATAAAAATGACAATAAGACCCTGTTTATAGATGCATCGAAGGAGTTTATTAAAGTTACAAATAACAATAAACTCACCCCAGATAATATTGAACGAATCGTCGATACATTTACTACCCGTGAAGATATCGATCACTTTTCACACTTGGCTAGCTATGACGAAGTTGTCGAGAATAATTATAACCTCTCCGTTTCTAGCTATGTTGAGGCAGAAGATACTCGCGAAATAATCGACATCACAGAACTGAATGCCGAGATTGAGAGAATCGTGGCACGTGAGGATGAACTACGTGCAGCTATTCGCGACATCATTGAAGAAATTGAGGTGAGCGAATGAGTAGACTAGATGAATTGATTGCTAAATTTTGTCCAGATGGTGTGGAGTATAAAAAGATTAGTGACATCTGCAAATCTCTACCAAAAGGTACGCTAAAGCAGGAAAAGCTAAATGATTCATTTGAATATCCAGTGATAAACTCAGGCAGAAATTATTACGGATATTTTAATGAATATAATAACGATGGAAACGCAATAACCATCGCAGCTCGGGGCGAATATGCAGGACATATAAATTATATTAATCGCAAATTCTGGGCAGGTGGCTTGTGTTATCCATATAGAGCAGTTGATGAAAATCAAATATTAACAAAATATATATTTTACATTTTAAAGAATGACGAACAAAAAATTATGGATACTCTAGTTGCGCGAGGGAGCATTCCCGCGCTAAATAAGTATGATGTTGATAAATATCCTATACCCGTCCCTCCTCTCCCTGTGCAGCAGGAAATTGTCCGTATCCTAGATACTTTTACGGAGCTTACAGCGGAGCTTACAGCGGAGCTTACAGCGGAGCTTACAGCGAGAAAGAAACAGTATGAGTATTATAGGGATGAGTTGTTGACTTTTGGAGATGATGTGCAAGTTGTCCAACTTTCGGATATTGCACAATACTCTAAGGATAGGATTGAAGCATCTGAAGTCGATAAAAACACTTATGTTGGAGTAGATAATTTACTTCAAGAAAAACAAGGTAAAACAATATCATCTTATGTCCCAACGGAAGGGAGACTGACAAAATATCATGTTAATGATATTCTAATTGGAAATATTCGCCCTTACTTGAGAAAAATTTGGTTTTCAAATAATGAAGGTGGTACTAATGGAGATGTACTTGCTATTGAAGTTACATCAAACCTTATCTTACCTAAATTTTTATTCACTGTACTTTCATCTGAACGGTTCTTTTTTTACAATATTCAAAATTCAAGAGGGGCAAAAATGCCTAGAGGGGATAAAAAGGCCATTATGCGTTTCCCTATACCTATTCCGTCTCTTGATGAACAACAACGTATCGTTGACATTCTTGATAGATTTGATGCTCTATGTAACGACATCTCCATTGGTCTTCCTGCTGAAATAGAAGCACGACAAAAGCAATATGAATACTATCGTGATAAATTATTGGCCTTTAAAGAAATCTCATAAGAAAGGAGGAAAAATGATATGCCATATATTAACATTGTAGCGGCTACAAGTGAGAACACTGTAGTCACCGAATATGAGCCAGTTAAAGCTCGCTCGGACTTTTATCAAAGTGAGGATGCATTAGAAAATGAGTTTATTCGTTTACTCTGTGAACAGGGCTATGAACACCTATATATCCGTTCAGAATCTGACCTTATTTTGAATCTTCGAAAAAAGCTAGAAGAACTGAATAATTATCAATTTTCTGACACTGAATGGGAGCGGTTCTTCATTTCTTCCATAGCCAATAAAAATGATGGTATTGTAGACAAAACTCGAAAGATACAAGATGACTACGTTCAGGTCCTAAAACGAGATGATGCCCTCTCAAAAAATATTATGTTGATTGATAAGAAAAACATACATAATAACAGGCTTCAAGTAATCAATCAGTATGTCATTGGTAAGGATGTTGGCGCTAAATATGACAATCGTTATGATGTCACCATTCTAGTCAATGGCCTACCATTGGTTCATATTGAGTTGAAACGCAGAGGTGTTGCTATCCGTGAAGCTTTTAATCAAATAAATCGTTACCAGCGTGATTCGTTCTGGGCCGGATGCGGTCTATTTGAGTATGTACAAATTTTTGTTATTTCCAACGGTACAAACACTAAGTATTACTCCAATAGCACACGTTTCAATGCAATAAAGGATTCTGATTCTATTAAAGCTAGAAAAGGTAAAACCAGTAATAGTTTTGAGTTTACATCGTTCTGGGCCGATGCAAATAATAAAGTCATTCCTGATTTAATAGACTTTACTAAGACGTTTTTTGCTAAACACACAATTTTAAATATCTTAACAAAATATTGTGTGTTTACCTCAGAGAATATGCTGATGATTATGCGCCCATATCAGATTACAGCCACGGAGCGAATTTTAAATCGCATAGAAATTGCACACAACTATAAGAAATATGGAGGAATTGAGGCTGGTGGTTATATTTGGCATACTACTGGCTCCGGCAAGACATTGACATCTTTCAAGGCTGCTAGACTAGCTTCTCAGCTTCCGTATATTGATAAAGTGCTTTTTGTAGTTGACCGCAAAGACCTAGATTATCAGACAATGAAGGAATATGATCGTTTTGAAAAAGGAGCTGCGAACAGCAACACATCAACGGCTATACTTACAAAACAGTTGAGTGATAAGAAATCAAACATTATTATTACGACTATTCAAAAGCTGTCTATTTTCATTAAGAAAAATTCAGAGCATCCAGTTTATAATAAAAATGTAGTTATTATTTTTGATGAATGCCATCGTAGTCAGTTCGGCGAAATGCACTCAATTATTGTAAATAATTTTAAGAAATACTATATGTTTGGGTTCACAGGAACCCCAATTTTCCCTGTAAACGCAGGTTCTGTTAAGAATGGTCAATTCATGACTACTGAACAGACCTTTGGGGATCAGTTACACACATACACTATTGTGGATGCAATCAATGATAAGAATGTCCTACCTTTCCGAGTTGATTACATTAAAACCATGGATGCAGAACAAGATATTGATGATGAACAAGTATGGGATATTAATCGTGAAAAAACATTTATGGCACCACAACGTATCTCCCTTGTCACAAAATATATCTTAGACCACTTTGACCAAAAGACTTATCGCGGAGACAAATCCTACATATATAATCAGCTTACAAATGTTTCTGATGTTGCATCAGCTGAGAGAGGTGCAGTTGAGGAAATAAAGCAAAAGCAACGCATAAGTGGATTTAATTCTATATTTGCAGTGTCTTCTATTCAGATGGCAAAACTATACTATGATGAATTTCGCAAACAGATGAGCTTAGATCCCACCAAGAAACTCAAAATAGCAGTTATCTATAGCTATGCTCCAAATGAAGAAGAAGCGGATGGCATCCTCGATGAAGAGAATTCAGAAGACACATCTGCTCTAGACAAGAATTCTCGCGATTTTTTAGAAGAAGCAATCCAGGACTATAACACGATGTTCCAGACGGCCTATGACACTTCTTCAGATAAGTTCCAGAATTATTATAAAGATGTTTCTCTTCGTATGAAAAATAAAGAATTGGATTTACTTATTGTGGTCAATATGTTTTTAACAGGATTTGATGCTACAACATTGAATACACTTTGGGTAGACAAGAATCTAAAAATGCACGGCTTGATACAAGCATTCAGCCGTACTAACCGTATACTTAATAGCATTAAGACATTTGGTAACATTGTATGCTTCCGCAACTTACAAAAACGTGTTGATACAGCCATTGCCCTGTTTGGCGATAAAGACGCAGGTGGTATAGTTTTACTTCGCAGTTTTAAAGATTATTACGAAGGATACATTTCTGACCAAAAGCCTGTTCCAGGCTATGTTGATATGATTGAGGAATTATTGAATAAGTTTCCCGTATCTATGCCGCGAATTATCGGTGAACAAAATCAAAAAGACTTTATTTCCTTATTTGGTGCTATTTTACGCATGCGTAACCTACTCTCTTCATTCGATGAATTTGCTGGTAAAGAAATAATAAATGAGAGGGACTTACAGGATTATCTTGGTAGATACCAGGATTTACGAGACGAGTGGAAACAAAGACGTGAAACTGGTGAGAGTACAGATATTATAGATGATATAGTTTTCGAAGTTGAACTCATTAAGCAAATAGAAATTAATATTGATTATATCCTCATGTTAGTTAAAAAATATCATGATACACATGGCGAGGATAAAGAAATATTAATTACTATCAATAAAGCGATCGATGCAAGCCCAGAACTTAGGAGTAAAAAACAGCTTATTCAATCATTCATTTCTGGAATCAATGAAGTGGATGATGTTATCAGTGAGTGGAATACTTTTGTTGCTCAGCAACGAGAGCAGGATCTTGTCGAACTTATTCAAGACGAAAGACTTAAGTCAGAAGAGACACGCATTTTCTTAGAAATCTCATTTAGAGAAGGCGAGATAAAAACAGTCGGTACTGATATCGACAGAATTATGCCACCAATAAGCCGTTTTGGGGGTGATAGCCGTTCTAAGAAAAAACAAACAGTCATTGATAAGTTAAAAGCTTTCTTCGAGAAATATTTTGGAATCGGTGACTCTTCTAAATTCACACAATAATTGAAAACATTATAGATAACGTAGAACTGGAGGGTATGATAAATGGGAAGAGGTAAAAGCATAAATCTGTTTTTAATGGACGGAACCGCTACGGGTCGAATTAAGTGTACCCTCGCCAATTGGACAGGTGTTGCATATAAAATCCCACGCACTGAACTAGAGAAATGCAAGGAACGTGATGATTTAAAGCAAAGTGGTGTGTATTTTCTTTTCGGTATTTCTGACCAATTAGGAGACAATGTTGCCTATATCGGTCAAGCTGGAGCAAGAAAAAACGGGGAAGGAATATTGTACCGTCTGCAAGAACACAAGCGGAATCCTGACAAGGACTATTGGACAGAAGCTGTAGTATTCACGACTTCCAATAATTCCTTTGGACCCACAGAAATAAGTTATCTTGAGAATCGATTTTGTAAAATGGCATTAATTGCGAATCGTTACAAAATGCAAAATGGTAATGACCCGACACCAGGTAATATCACCGAAGAAAAAGAAAGTGAGCTAGAAGAGTTCATTGATTACGCTAAGATTGTTATGGGGACATTAGGACATAGAATATTCGAACCTATAGATGCATCTTCTTCCTTAATCAATGCCGTTGATCCTGCTGAAGATAGAGAACCAGTTTTGCACTTGCAGACTAACAAAGCAAAAGCCACGGGTAAAAGAACCAACGAAGGATTTATAGTTTATGCAAATAGCGTGGTTTCTCTCACACCAACTAAAAGTTGTCCTGACCCAATAATTAAGCGAAGAGAGAGTCTAGCAGATAAAATTGATGATTCTGGTATTCTCAGAGAAAACTTATTATTTGGTAGTCCTTCGACTGCGGCTGCTTTTGTTACTTTCTCTAGTGCCAATGGAAATATTATGTGGAAAACAGCCGATGGGCGCACCTTAAAAGACTTTGAGAATTCAGAAATTTAGTTTTTACTTTGGTACTGCAATCTGCTCAAGACATATTGGATAGCCACCAAATCAACTCACCATTATTTTGCCAACCATCTTATCAACTCACTTAGCCATCAGTGGCATTTGCTGATGGCTTTTTAATTTCACCAATCTTGGATAACTTCCCTCAAAGCAAAAAACCGTGATTATCCTTCCGGCTTAGAACCAGACCTCAAACCACGGAAAGCCTTTATTGACTTATCTTATTACACTCTTACTTATCTGCCCTTGACATCAATACTACCGTCTCAACGTGAGAAACTTAGGCTATTTCCAAATATATCTACAAGCACTGTAAAACCTTGATTTTATGTATGTTTTACATTAATTCTATCTACTCACCACTATCATTTTCGACTAGGCTATTTTTGCCCTTATGCTGTATGTAAGAAATCATTTCATCTATTGTGGCTAGTCTATCATTCATCATTAGTGTAACCTTAGGATACCAACCCAAAGCCTCTGCGATTTGTTTCTTTTCATCTTCTTTTTGAAGTTCTTCACTACATTTCTCACAGGCATTAAGCTGTTCAAAAGAACAAGATCCAAATGCAGCATGACTCACATCTTCAATTCTATGTAAACTTTTGCAAACATCACAATACACATAAATCGCATCATCCAATAATGGAACAAGTTCCCCCTGCTCATAATCAGCATTTAGCTTTAAGTACATCATACATAATTCCTACCTTTCTTCTTTTGGTAGTACTATATATCACTCGTGAGGCACATAATAGCAAGTCATTTATTATACAAAGATGAAGATAATTATCCGACTACTTTTTCTTTGAGCTATACTTATTTGCGCTGCGGTGCTTTGTCCCCTCTTCATCTACCGTGACATTGCTTCTCTGAGTTTTTCTTTTTTGCACTGCCTCAAAAACTTCCTTAGAGATGATTGCCGGGTTATTATCACTGATTAAATAATATGTACTATTCTCATCAGATTTCAAAAGCTCCGCTTCTCCGATATACTTTCGTTTGGTTAGCGTCAACTCAACAGTTCGTTTGTTCCACTTATCCTTGCCGGTTGGTGATTTGATACCTAGATTTTCTAGTTCTTTCAAGATGCCTGTTACGCTTTTGCCACCAAGATACAAGTTGAATATCTTCTGAACAATAGTTGCCTGTTCCTCATTAACAATTAATTTTCCGTTCTCATCGCTATCATATCCGTAACATTTTCTATCAGCTAATTTTGAAGTTCCGTATTCGACCTTCTTCTTAATACCCCATTTGATGTTTTCGCTTCTACTCTCGTTTTCTGCTTGTGCCAATGCCTCCACGATGGAAATCATCAGCTGGTTGTCGGTTTCAGCGGAATCCAGATTTTCTTGTTCAAAAATAACACGAACATCGGATTCTCCTAGTATCTTCAAAGCCTCGAGTGTATCAACAGTATCCCTGCCAAACCGACTAAGACTTTTGGTTATCACTATATTAATTTTCTTTTGCTTGCTATCTTCAACCATACGAGCAAAATCTTTTCTTAGAGATTTGGACTTACTGGATGCAATATCAATATAGACATCAACTAATCTCCAAGTATCCACTGTAGCCACAAGCCTAGTAAGTCCGGAAATCTGAGCAGTAAGACTATTCAATTGTTGCATGTCATTTGTACTAACCCTGCAATATATTCCAACCTTCTTTTCAATTCTAGAACGTACAGCCGGAATATAGTTTACTTTCTTTTCCATTTTCACTCCTTGTGGCTAATCAACATCAATTTCATTTTATCTATGATGAATAGCCTATTTTTCTTCAAACCACACATATACTCTAGTGAAAAATCAATTTACAATCATTCCGTCAACTTGCCATCACATCTTAACAATCCTATCTCCACAACCTACCCGTTTTCAAGCTGTCAACTCGACCCTACGGCATTTCAGCCGTGGATATGTTTAGTTCCTCGATTACAACCAAAAATTCGAGAGCTGAAGTTTAACCTTCAACCCTCGGAAATCCCCTTATTTCAAGCCCTTTTCACACATTACTTCTGAACCCTTGACATCAACGCTACACACTCGACGTGACTTGTACTCGGAAACATATCCACTACCATTCTGCGTAGTCATGAAAACACGTGTGTATTAGACCTTTGCTTATATTTTTAAACGTCAAGACTTCTCCGCATATTATATCATTTTCAAAGCTTTATCTAAATGGGTAGATAATGAAAATCTAAGAATTTTTTAAGATACGAAATAATAAAAATGCCTAAGCTAAATAAGTCTCAACCCTTATAGATCTTTCTCCTTTTTCCACTTTTCAATCAACTGCCTAATCATTTTTTTCTTCTTTCAAAAATGTTATAATATTTGAGTAAGGATGTGATTTTATGTTAAGTTTCTTAGCCATGATTATATTTATAAGCCTATTGCTCTGCTTCACAATATCTGCTGTAATTTTCATCGGCGGTTTTTCTTATCATGCTCTAAAGGATTTCGCTAAAGAAGTGGCTATTGCTAAAGAAAAAGCTAATATCGAACCTTTAACAATTAACAAAAAATCATTTTACAAATTTTTGGCAGTGCTTAGTTCTTTATCGCTGCTTTTTTATATCAGCAACAACACCGCAAGTCCTTCCTTAATAGTCGGCTCGATTATCGGCTCAATCGCTTTAGCTTGTTATTGTTTTTATCAAGCCTACACAGAACATCTTAAATCTAATTAACGTATGACGTGTTTTTGCAATTTTTAAAGCATAAAAATAGAAGGTGCTGATAGGAGCACGCTGAAAATACAGACGCCTCTTTTACCAGTCAACCTTCTGTCTCTAATATATCGCAATAGCTGTGAATTGTCAAAGAATGCGCAGGCAGGGTACAAAAATAGAAGCCCTAGTGCATTCACGGCCAATAAAGGCCCTGCACCTGTGACTTCTACTATTAGTATAAGGGACATTTTAAAGCCTGTCAATGATACTGACGATAACCCGTATTCCATAAGGAGGCGAGGTTTATTGCATTCCATCACTATGACATCAGCAGACAAAGAAAAAACTGCAATCATTAATTTAATGATCAGATAAGAGTTCCGAAGACTTCTTCGGGACTTTTTTTGTATAAAAAACAGGCGCTGTTAAGCGCCTGTTTTAGATGGACTAATTATTTTTTTAATTGTGCTTTTAAAGCTTCAAACTCCGCTAAAATCCTCTTGAATTCAGCATTCTGTGCTTTTAATTGCTCTATTTCTTCTGCCATCATTTGGAATTTTGCATTTTGTTCCATCAGGTTGGCGTCTACCTCTTTACGAGTATAAACAATATCTCTTGCTTCACCTTTGCGGTCTTTGGTGCGATCTAGCGCAAAGTTTACGCCAAAGTTGCCCATTTTGCTACCGCCTTCGGATACGCCAAGTCCCAACGAGAACATTACTTTTTCATTTGGAGCATAGAACCCGCCCATTGCTACCGCACCTTTACCGCCGTAGCCGTCTACTGCCATTGCAAATTCACCTTTGTTGCTGTCTTGGAAACGCGGGTGTAAGCCTGCCATAACTGATGACAATGCGCCGACGCTGTCAATTTCGTCGCCTAGTCTACTAATGTCGTTATGAATACCGTTGATATCTTGTTTTACTTCATACAACTGGCTACCGTTTACGGCGTCGGTTGAGGTTGCACTTACTTCACCGCTTGCTACGTTTGTTATCTTAGTGCCTCCGGTGCCCTCTAGGGTAATTTGCCCTTTATTAACATTACCGTTTTCATCTTTGTCATATTGCACTGCCGAGTCGGCTACTGCTTGCAGTTGGTCTTCCGTTACCGCTTGTCCGCTGGTGATGTTTTCTTCGTCCCAAGTGGTGTTTGTCAAACCGTTAATAGTTCCGGCTCCGCCATCGATTGTTACCTTGTCGGCTACTATTTTGCCGTCAGCGCTGTTCATGCTGATATTACCGGTGCTGACTGTTCCGCTAGTGCCGTCAACGGTGACTTTATTAGCACCGCTACCGATATCTACTTTGTCGTTTAATTTGACTTCGTAGTTAATGCCGCCATTATCATTTTTAGTTTCAGTCAGTTTGATATTCTCGTCGCCTGCTGTTACCGTTGTATGTTTTTTAGCGGACTCGGCTGCTGCATTGGCTACGTCAGAAACTGCTTTCAGCTGGTCTTCCGTTGCTGCCTGACCGCTGGTGATTTCATAATCTTCACCCCAGTCAGTATTGCCCAGCCCGCCAATAGTCCCGGAACCGTCTTTGTTGATTGTCACATCGCCTGCTGTTACCGAACCATCGTTACCGTCGATAACGATGTTGCCGTCACCTACGTCTATGCTTGAGGCAATTTCTAAATCGTCAGCAAGCGACACTTCATAGTTGCTGCCACCGCTAGCCAGATCTGTTTCTTTAATGACAACGTTATCACCGGCTGTTACGGTGTTATGCTTGCCTGCTTCTTGCTGAACCGCATAAAGCTGGCTGCCGTTAACGGCATCGGTTGACGTTGAATTTACTGCACCAGCCTTCACATTGGTTATTGTTGTACCGCCACTGCCAGCTAAGGTTATTTGATTTTTATTGATTGTACCGTTGGAATTCAATTCATATTTAACAGCCCAATCTGTAAGGTATTCCAATTGATCTTCTGTTGCGGCCTGTCCGCTTACATCAGTACCACTCCATGTCGTATTGGTCAGACCGTTGATAGTTTTTGATGCTGAACCACCATTAATTATTATACCACCAGCTGTAATCACGCCACTAGTACCGTTCATGTTGATATTGCCTGTGACAATAGTACCGGCTGTACCATCTATAGTAACTTTATTCGCACCGGTACCACCGATATTTACTATGTCATTTAATGCAACTTCATAATTATCTCCGCCGTTAGCATTTTTCGATGCCGATTTAGTAACGGAAACATTGCTGTCGCCTGATACACTTGTATGTTTTTTAGCCTCTTCCTGCACTGTATATAATTGGCTGCCGTTAACAGCGTCGGTTGAAGTAGAATTTATTGCACCTGCCTTCACATTGGTTATTGTTGTACCGCCACTACCGGCCAATGTTATTTTAGTTTTACCAACCGCACCACTAACCACATCGTATTTAACTGCCAAATCTTCAAATGCATATAGCTGACTACCATTAACAGCATCAGTCGAAGTTGAACTTACTATACCTGCTGCTACGTTTTGAATTTGACGCTCTTTACCTGTCGCGCCAACACTCACTACGCCAACAGCTCCAACTCCTACCTATTTACTGGAACTGCTGTGTGCTGTAACAGTATTTATCGCTGTAGCGGTAGAATTACTACCCAAAACAACGCTGTCTTTTAAAGCAAGATTGATATTAGCGCCCAAAACGTAGGAATTGGTTGCACTTTGAGCAATGATGTTTCTATAACCAACAGCAGTGCTATACGCTGTTTTTACATCGTTTGAAGAACCAAAAGCACTGTATTCTCTTTCGTAGGTCTTATTATTATAGCCAAATGCGCTTGAGTACTCCCCATTAGCTTCATTTATCCGCCCAAAGGCACTGGCGTCATTGGCATTGACTTTATTATAACGTCCAAAAGCACTGCCGTCGTTGGCATTAACTTCATTACGGCAACCAAAGGCACTGGCTCTGACAAATGAAACTCCTTGAATGTCATTTTTATCATCGTCTAAAGTCCCGATTTGGTTATAATAGCCAAATGCGCTGGAATAATTCCCATTGACTTCATTATAGCTACCAAAGGTATTAGCCTCTGTCGAAGTGTTTTCAAGTTTGTTACTAAAACCAAAACCACTAGATTTAAACCCTTCGGTTATGTTACCATACCCAAATGCATTTGATGCAGAACCAATTGCTTTATTAATCATACCAATGGCAGTACTATCCAGAGCACTAGCAATAGACTGTCTCCCGAAAGCACTGGAGTTTTCTCCTTGAGCCTCAGAAAACACACCCACAGCTACTGAATATTTTCCAATTGCCACACTCTTAAAACCCAAAGCTGTTGAAAATTCTCCTGACGCAACGCACTTAACACCACCAACAACAGAATCAGGACCCTCGCCCGTTCCAAAAACTGGTGCAGGTAATGAACTCGGCGCAGCATTTAAAACACTAACCGGATAAAGCGTCGAAAAAGTAAATACACCTGCACTCAAAAAAAATAATATTTGTTTTTCTAATCTTTTTCTTTTATTACTTACCATTTTTTCATCTCCCCTTTAAATTCTTAAATCTTGTTTAGCAACTGCTGTTTTAGTGTTTGTTAAAGCGTGTCTTCCCTCCTCATATCCTCGTAATTTTTTGCCTTCATCGAAAACAACATTAACTTAAACTTTATTTTTTATGTCTTTGGTTGGTTTGTTAATATTACTCATTTGAATATTTTGCATTATACTAACACATTTTCCCCCCTCCGCAAGACATTTCTGTTCGTTTATTAATTTTTTTCGCTTGTCTTGCAACCGGTAACCTTTGGTACAAGGTATTTTGCCCGCAAAAATAAAATAATAATAAATATACGGATTATGTAAAAATCGTACATTTATTATCTGTAAATTCAGGTTTGGTTATACAGCTTTCTTCCGAAAGATTTCATTTGTAAATGTTCATTTCTTATATGAATTTAGTTTAAGTTTCCTCTATACAGCTTTCTTCGGGAAGAAAGCTGCGCAAAGAAGCTTGCGCACAGTGATGATTTCTGTTTAGCTTTGCTCGCTGTTCGGCTTTCGGGCAACTCGCAACTACGTTGCTCAAACAATCCCTTCAGCTCTTACAGCTCGCTTCTCATCATAAAATACTTTTCTCCTACATTTTGGTGCAAATACAACATGATATTTACAGTTCCACTTTGTGTGTGATAGGCTATGGGTATCTTTCATAAGTTAAAATCCTCCTTTTGTTTTGTGCAGTTAGCAGACCGCACTTTTATACTAACAAAAGGAGGATTTTTATGTATAGCTATAAGCTTTTTTAACCCCACGTCTAACGTGGGGTTTTCTTATACAAAAAAGCACCCGCTTTTTAGCAAGTGCTTTTATAAATATTTGATTATGTCGAAATGCTTAATTACCAATTTTTATTCGATTTCTACTTTATAACGATTGTTTATTCCAATTGTATTTTTTAACGTTAAACTTGAACTGTGTTAACGATAACCTTTATTTATTGATTTTTAATTTAATTATTCGTAGCATTATAGTAGTCCGTATATGTACTTTAGAAACGTTATGCCCCGACTTGTCGGCGTTATGCCAGTATATGCCCAGAACGCATTTATCCTACCGTGACAAACAAACATGATACGATGAGTTCGTTTCATAAAACCTCCTCAAGTTCTGCAAAACAATGTAATAAGAACAATATTTTAATGCTGTCATATCAGTAGTTTTTGATATGCAAAATGAATGATTATATGCTTAGTAATCTGACTGCTTTTATTATACTAAAGGCTGATAAAATTAGAAAGAAAAAACTTTATGTTTTATTTATTCTCTCCCCCATGCTCCGTCCCAAACGATACGACGATAATTTTCTTTATCAGTATCGCCTTCGGTATTGAAGCACAACACCACCGAATTTTCGTCCAGCTGCAAGGCCTGTTTCAGATCACTTAAGCGCTCGTCACGCATGGCTTCTGCCACCAGTCCCACGGTCGCCGCACCGCTTTCACCTGCACTGACTTTCGTATCACCCGCCAGCGG